CGCCTCGTCGTTCGAGCCCCCGTCGAGAGATTTGACTTTCATTGCAGGATTGTGCAGTGGGGCATTGACATCACAGACGGTCTGGACTATCTTTAGACCATCACATGCCGATACCATCACACAGAGGATATGCACATGGTCACTGACGACTATCGTTTGCCTGACGGTCGGATCGTTCGCGTTGATGTCACTGCCGCGAAAGGATTGATCGTCATTGACTTCCAGCTCGAGGATGGATCGATCGTCAAGGCAGAACGTGTCGGAACGTTCTACGATTCAATGCGCAAAATGCGAGAGGCCGGTTACTAGCACCGTCAACGCTGCTCTTTTCAGGAGTGAATGCACAATGGCCAAAAACACAGACACCACGATCGACGTCGGCTCAATCAACGCTGCTCGAGAGCTGGTATTCTCCGTCGGCAATTCGTCCGATCATCGCTACATTCTGCAGGCTCCTGGCGTTAAAGAGGACTACCTAGAAACGCTCGAGCGTTTCCCGAAACACTCAATCAAGCGGACCACCGATTACTACATTGATGACACCGACGGTCAATGGTTCGCGTGTTTCAACGTCGATTGTTTCGATCCGCCGTTTGCTGTTATCAGGGCGCGATCGTTTGAATCGGCGTATGAGATCTTCTGCGATGAATTCGAAAAATGGATCGCTGTCGACGCTACGGCTGCCGCGGACTATCCCGAAGACGATCGCAACTACAACGGGAATGGGACGCACATTGACACCGACAATGTGCAGATCTCAGAGCTGACCTTGCTGTCGGTCATTGTTGCCTGACGAGGCCGGAAGGCCGAAACGGTCGGCTCGAGCCGACCGTCGCAACATTCGTCAACGCTGCTCAATCAGGAGTGAATGCACAAATGGCAACCGACAATCCTTACAATCGTCGATTCAACGTCCCAAAGTGGACGCGTCAGGTAACGGTCTGTGACGTCCCCGCATTGTTTCATCGTCTGCCAGAATTCGATGGTTGGACGAAAGCACAGCACATTGCGGTATCGCTTGAATACCTCGAGCTGGCCCGGGTCACAGATCAGATGCACCTGGCAACCATCGGTCGCATGGTTGCAGCGTTCGGCGATGGAAACGGCATTCTGATCTCAGGCGTCTACCGCGATCACTTTCCCGAAACGGTCAAAACAGATCTGCGGACACTGGCGCATACGGCCTCTGATTATCTGGCCCGTAGTGCATCGCACTGGCGTTTTGCTGGCAAACGTCTGCAGACGTGGCGCCACAAACTAGAGTGCTGTTGCCTGACGAGGCCGGAAGGCCTCAATCAGGAGTGAATGCACAATGGCAACCGACACCGTTTTGATCACTGGCAATACCTATCCCGTTAAAGAGCAGATTAAAGCGCTTGGGGGACGTTGGGATAGTCGCGCAAAAGGTTGGAACGTGCCGATCGACAATGCGGATGCTGCTCGAGCCCTTGTCAGTGCGGCGCCGCGGTCGGATCGTCGCTACGGTTCACGCTATACGCGTTTTTCGTCAGGCGCCGAAGTCTACACAAACAAGCGGGGACGTTGCGAGGATGCGCCTTGCTGCGGATGCTGCTCGTAACGGTTGCCTGACGAGGCCGGAAGGCCGAAACGGTCGGCTCGAGCCGACCGTCGCAACATCCGTCAACGCTGCTCAAATCAGGAGTGAATGCACAATGAAACCGACGATCACTAAACAGAAGGACATCCGCGGACGCGTCCGATCGCACTGCGCCACGATCGGGCCAGTCACCTATTCTTCGGCCGTTTCGGCTGCAGACGCGATCGTCAACTGTGAACGTGAGACGACCGCAGCATTAGAACGGTTGGATCGTGGCACGATCATCCGCCGATGGAACGGACACATTTACATTGTCAGTCCGGATGCGTTCGGCTGGCGCGCGTGGTGTGATGTCTTTTCGCAAACCGACTATTACATCGGCTCGAGCGGGACACGCGAAGAGGCCGAAGACGCGATCTTGCATCACCTGGCGTCGATCGTCTGGACGCATGAAGACGACGATCACGCATTCGTCGCGACACTGCCGGAACGGATGCGCGCCGATCTGCTCAAACGGTTTGCGTGGTATCGCGCCATGAAAACATTCATGGCGCAAGGCTACACCGACGATCAAGCACGGCAGATGATCGCCGATGGGATCGTGCCTGCGGTTGCCTGACGAGGCCGGAAGGCCGAAACGGTCGGCTCGAGCCGACCGTCGCAACATTCGTCAACGCTGCTCAATCAGGAGTGAATGCACAATGTCTAATCCGATCATCGATCTGCTCGCGTCCGCGTTACCTGGCGTTGATCTGTCCGATGTCGCGCGCGCCTACGCTCTGCTGGCGCCGCACCTGAAGGCGCCGAAACGGCCGCGGAAGCCGACCGCGCCGATCGACGTCGATACGTCGACGCTGTCCGATGTCGAATTGTTCGCGCACTACAAAAAGACGGCGCCGTATGCGGATCTGGCGTTTTTCGCCGATTGCACGCATGCCGACACGCGCACGGCCGCGGCCGTGCTACTGGCCGAGTGTTTCGACGATGCACGCCAGCTCACGATCGCGCGTCCGGAGTTCTACCGCCGGCTGCGCACATTGCAGGATCGATGGCGCCGTGCGACGGCGCCGTATAGCCCTGTCGTCAGGCGTCGCGCCCTACGGTTGCGGATCCTGCAGAGCATTGCGGCCAGTGAATCCGCGCGCGCCCGATCGCGGTTTGCAATGGTTGCCTGACGAGGCCGGAAGGCCGAAACGGTCGGCTCGAGCCGACCGTCGCACTGCGAAATTTACAGGATCGCTGGCGCCGAGCGACTGCGCGCGCATTCGTTCGGCGATTCACCGGGCAACTTCCGATCATTCCGGAGGGGATCTGGATGCTACGTAATTATTGGCCGTGGGCTTGGCTTGAAGAGGATACGTCCCGCGCCGATTGGACGCGTGTCTGCGCCGACTGCTGGCGCTTCCCGAACCGTTGTGACCATCTTCCGGCACGTTACATCAGGCTGCTCGTGCTCGCATGAAACATTCCGGATCGGATCGGATCGCGCGCGTAGGCACTTGACATCAAAGGCCGTCAGTAGTATATTGAGTATCTCAACTGCAGCAATGACCATGAGCGCATACGTTGTTTCCACCGACACGATCGATTACATCGTCACGGCCGCGCACAAATATGAGGCGGCGTTTGCGGCGCCGCTGAGCCCGGTTGCCTTGGGATTGCATCGCGGCCCGATGCGCACGGCCGCGCTCGAGAAAACCTGCCGAACGATCGCCGGGAGAACATCGGCACCGATCGCGTGGTCCTTGTGAGCGGCGCCGAGCTGCCCGCCTGGGCGATCGAATGGCTGACGGCCGCGAACGCGCGATCGTGCGCCGGCGGCCGTTCGGCCTTGCGCGCGGCCATTGCTGACGCGGACTGGCACGACGCACAGCGCGACGGCTGGTAAACGATCGGATCGCGCGCGGGTCTTGACATCATCGGCCGTCAGTAGTATAGTGAGTGTCTCAACTGCAGCAATGACGCTGCTCCGTTCTGGAGTGAATGCCAAATGTTAGCGATCGAAACCCGTTTCATCGGCCCTACCAATCTGAAAGGTTCGCGGATCAGTGCGCGTGTGATGGAAACCGCGCGCCCTTGCGAACCCACACGCCGCCTGATCGTCGAATGCCAGGATCAGCTCGGGATCGAAGCGAACCATCGTGCGGCGGCGAAGCAATTAATCGCGCGCCTCGGATGGGATCAGCCGAACGGCTATGGCGAATGGGTCGTCGGCGCGACCGATACCGGCTATGTGTTCGTCTGCGATACGCGCCACGGGCAAGACCGCCTCGAGCCGGCCGCCGGCGGTGTCCGATGAGCACCTATCGCGAGCGCCGCCTCGAGCGCGCCAGCCGGTTGCGGGAATGGGCGGAAAAGCGCGCCGCGCGGAGCACCGGCAATTTCGCGCGCGCGCACAACCTGATCAAAGACATCCCTCTCGGCCAACCAATTTTGGTTGGCCATCACTCCGAACGGCGCCATCGGCGCGTGCTCGAGCGCTCCGATGCGGCGATGCGCCGCGGGCTCGAGGATCAGCAGAAAGGCGCGGCGATGGCCAGTCGCGCCGACACGATCGAACGCGCGGCCGAGCGCGCGATCTACCGTGACGACGTCGACGCGATCGACCGCCTGCAGGCGAAGATCGCCGCGCTCGAGGCTGAGCGCATCAACATGAAGCTCGCCAATCTGATCGTGCGCAAGCGCGGGATCGATGCGGCGACGAAGGCCGCACGGCTCGCCGCCCTGCTGCAGTGGCCGCCGGCGCTCGCCGCGAAGCTGCTCGAGCCGGATTTTTGCGGGCGCGTCGGGTTCGCTGACTATCAACTGCAAAACATCGGCGGCACGATCAGGCGCGAGCGCAAACGCCTGGCCGAACTGCTCGCCGCGACGACACCGTCAGGCGCCGCGGTCGTCGATGCCGCGGCGGCGAGCCCGCTCGCGCGCGCCGGCCTGACGATTACGGCGACGATGACCACGCCGGCGAAAGCCTGGAAGCAACCGCGGCCGGTCTGGAATGTGTCAGGCAACCTGGCGCACTGGCGGCCGGCGCTCGAGCGGCTCGGCGGATCGTGGTATCGCGGCGTCGTGTCCTTTTTCGAGGATCCGACGGCTGACATTCTCGAGGCGGTCACGACGGCCGAGTCAACGGCGGTGTCGCAGTGACCGCCGCTGAGACGCGCGCCCTGGCGATCGGCTCGCACGTGTTCTGCACCGTGCATGCGGTCAGCGGCTGGTATCGCCTGACGGCGATCCGGCCGCATGACGGCTACATCAAGATCGACGGCTTCAGCACCTGGAACCCGCCGCACAATTTCGCGCTGACCGATGAGCGCGGACGCGCATATCCGGATGTGTTCGGCGCGCGCGATCGGGGACTGGCGGCGATCTCGGCGTCGACACAGGCGCGGCCGTGCGGCGAGTGCGGCGGATCAGGTGTGCTGACGCGCCTCGGCGGCGATTGGGGCAAGACCGCAGAGACAACCGTTAGTTGCTGGTGCTGCTGCGGCACCGGCACGCTTTCGCGAAAGGCTGGTGATTCCTAATGGCAACGTTCCTACTGAGACGGATCGACGACGCCCTGTGGCAGCGGTTCGTGGCGAAAGCCGCGGCGCAAGGCATCACACCCAAGGCGCTGCTGCTGCGCCTGATCGATGCGTGCGTCAATGGCCAGTAAACGCGCGGCCCCGACGGCGCCGGCGCCAGGCCTGATGACGGCCGAGCAGCGGCTCGCGCTCGCGCTGAAGCTGACGACTCCGCGCGAGCGGACCGAAGCGGCCCGCGAACGCCGCTATCAAGCCGAGCGCGATCTGGTCGTCGCGCTGCTGTCGATGGTCTGGCCGGCGCACATCAAGCCGGCCGATCGGCGCTATCTGATTTTTTCCGAAGTCGTCTGCATTCACACGCCGGCCGGGCAGATCGCCTGGGGATTGCCGCCCGAGCGGACGTTTCTGTTTGACCATTTGGAGCGCACGCCGTGCCGATGGGACGGGCACGGCGCGTCAGAGCGCGCCGCCCGCATTCGCAAGCTGTTGCGACACCTAACCCCGGTCGGCCCGCCGGCGCCGGACGCCGATCCGAGATCGCCCGCGACGCCACGCGCGCGCCGACGGAACCGCGGAACGAATGGAGACGGATCATGACTGAGGACAAGACGCCGATTCCGCAGGATGAATATTCGACGATGCTCCGGAAGCTGCGCGCGTATCCGAGCGTCGTCGAAAAACAGAGTGTGATCGAGCGCCAGGACTTCTACGGCAACACCGAGAGCTGGATCGTGCGCACGCTGCGCGGCGACCATGCCGACGAAACCGTGTTCCTCGTCCACGATCGCGCCGCCGGCGGTCAGCGCTACCTGCTGCCGCCCGAAGTCGTCGCCGCCATCGTCCGGCAGCACGACGCGATCGGCGACACGATCCGCAAGCGCGGCGCGCGCCAGGCCGCGGCGACGCGCAAAGCCTCCGGCCACGTGCCGTTTCTCCGGAAGGCCAAGTGATGAGCGCCGACGGCCGCGACTCATTCGCTGGCGCCCGCTATCACGTCGGCGACGTCGTGCACGTGCTGCGCACGGGCCGCTTACCGATCGAGGACATTCTCGGCACCGGCCCGATCGCGCGCGTGACGACCGACGACGCCGGCCGCCATCTCTACTGGATCGAGGGGTTCGCGTGCGCGCGGACGGCCTACGCGCTGCGGCCGGCCGGCCGGTCGGCTGAAGCCATCGCGGCGATCGATGTCGCGAGCCTCCGACAGCGGGCGCGCGTGCGCGATCTGCTCGAGGCGCTGCGCCGGACCATCGTCATCCGACCGGAAGATCCCGACGATCCCGCGAGCCCGCTCCGCGCCGACTTCCACAACTTCGCGGACGGTCGCGGCGCGTCGGCGATTGTCTTGCCGCTGCTCGAGGCGGCCGTCGTGCTGCGCGATCTCAGTCATGCCTTGCGGCAGATGACGCCGCGGGGCGCGGACGCCTGCACGCCCTGGCTGACCGATCTGCAGACGCGCGCGCAGGCGATCGTCGATCGGCTCGAAACCTCGGCCTTAGACGTCCACGGAGCGCGACGATGAGCACACAGATTCTGCACGACCGCGAACACAGCACGGCGGCGCTCTACTGCAGCACGGCCGACTGGGCGTTCGGCCCCGTCTTCACCGAGGAAGACGGGCACGACGCCGACGAGCGCGCCGAGGCGTTCGTCCGCTGGCTGTCGACGACCGACACCTGGCCGCAGTATGAGAAGGAACCGATCCGCACCGGCCGCCGCGATCCGCGCGAGCTGACCGACACCGGGCTCGAGCGCGCCTATCGGGACTGGCGCGCGCAGGAAGCCGATCAATGGGCGCGCGAGGATCGCGCGCTGTTTCCCGACGAGGACTGACGCGATGATGGGTCAATATCCGCTGCGCAATATCGACGACACCCTGTGGCATGCCGTGAAAACGCGGGCGGTCGGCGACCGTCTGACGGTGAAGGACATCATTGTCCGCGCGCTGCGCCTCTACGCCGACCGCGGCCTCGAGGCGCTGCCGGTCGTCGACGGCCCGCCGAGCGCGACGCCCGACGAGCAGGCGCCGCCGGACGAGCCCGAGCCCGCGCCCGTGGTGCACGTCGTGCCGGTTGTGCCCGCCAAGCGCCGGCCCGCGTTCCGCGCGCGGCGCCGCGGGCGAAAGGCGGCGCGATGAACCGCGAACAGGCCCGACTGACCGGAACCGACGCCATCGAATACGCCGAGCGCCACGATCTGCTGCTCTCCAAGTATGCCGACCCAATCGAAGACGGCCGCGACGGCCTGACGCCCGAAGAAGCCGCCGCGATTGCGCGCGAAGACCCTAGTCTGATTTACATCGACATCGCACCCGCGCAGATCTCACGGAGCGACGAACCATGACGATCAAGCTGTTCGAAATTCGCGATCGCGGCACGACGATCCCGATGATGGCGATCAAGCTGGAAGGCGAGCAGACGGCCGCCGAGCAGTGGCTGCTCGAGCGCGCCGGCTACTACGGCCCGCAGCAGGCGCAGTATGTGCTGCTGTTGGATCTGGCCGGGGACGCGACGCCGCCGGGCCGGTTCACCAGTGATCCGTATGGCTGGCGCACGCCGGCGCGCACGATCCCGATCGCGCATCAGCACATCGCCGAGCACTTCGACACGCTCGAGACGGGTGCCGTCGTCGACGTCGAATACATCCTCGGGTTGCGCGGCGAGCCAAAGGTCAGCGATCGGTTCTGGCAACCGGACCGCGCGTGATCACGCCGCGGTGCGCCGCCGGCGCCGACGAAACGGCAGGGACGGCGGCGCCGCCGGCGTCACCGGGCGCGGCAGGGGATCGGGCCGGTAGTCGCGTCCGCGCTGCGCGTGCGCGGGACAGAGGCCGGACCGCCCCGCGCGCGCGACGCACCACACGACTTTGCAATTGGTTACTCGGTCGGCCATCGCCCGGTGCGGTTGCGGAATTCGACGGCGCTCGCGAGTTCTGGATCGATCGGCAACCCCGCAAACTTCGCATCCTGCATCAGCTTATAGGCCGCCTCGAGATGCGCATCGCTGCCGCCGGCCGTCGCCGCCGCGGGTTTCGGCCCGGCGCCCGTCTTCGTCTTCAGCTTCGAGACGCTCGCGGCCGACGTCGGCGCGGCCTCGCTCGCGAGATCGCCGATCTCCGACTCGACGGGACGCGTGCCGTAGCCGCCCGGCACGCGCGCCGCGCCGACGCCCGGCTGCACCGGTCGCACCTCGGCCGGCAGCACCTGATCGACGCGGCGATTGACGGTGTTCCAGAACCGATCCGCGTCCGGCGACGGCACGCCTGGCGTCGTGCGGTCGCGCAGGGCATCGATCGCGGGGCCGCCGCCGGTCGGCCGTTTGAGCAGGCGATCCAGCTCGAGACTCTCGGGCGGAAAGGCGAGCCCCTCGCCCGGTGCGGCCTGCGGCACCGGCGTCATGCTGCGGACCGGCACGCGCTCGCCGAGGTCGGCCGCCAGCCCACTGCCGCGCGCCGCGGCGGCCTGCTGCTGCGCCAGGGCGATGCGCCGGCCCGCGTAGCGCTCCGCGCCGGCGTCGAGGGTTTCCCGTCGGGTCGGCTCGACCACGGGGCTCAGACGCCGCCTGAGCGCGCCGATAGCCCCCTCGACGCGCTCCGAGAGGGTTCCGCTCCCGACACGGTCGCCGAGCGCCTCGGCGCCGCGCCCGAGTTCACTGGCGGCCACGGGACCGCCCGCTGCCGCCCCCTGCAGCACGCCAGGCAGGCCCAACTCGCGCGCGGTAATGCCGCGGGCTGCCGCGGCGGCCGAGCGCTGCCAGGCGGGCGAGCCGGGCACGTCGCCGAATATCCGGCCGGCCGCCCGCAAGGCCCGGCCGCTGCCGCGGAGCACCGGCCCGGTGACGGCCGGCAACAGCTCAGCCGTGCCGCCTTCGATCGCGCCGGTCATCGCGTCGCCGGCAAACGTGCTGCTGTTCGGCCGGCCAGTGGTCGCACTGACGGCCGCCTCTGGCGCATGGCCGAGCATGCGGCCGGCGGCGCCGCCGACCATTGCGCCGCCGACACGGAGCAAGGTTGGGAAGTAGCGCGCGAGCAGGGCCGGCCCCTCGATCTCGGGCGCGAGCGCGCCGCCGGCGACGAGCCCGGCCGTCGTCAGCATCTGCTTGAGGCCTTCGCTGTTCGACTCGGTCGGCGGCGAGTTCCCGCGGCCCGCGGCCGGCGTGCGGCCGGCCATCTGCCAGCGACTGCCGTCCCACGTCTCGCCGAATTTGTTGATGGTGCCGACGTCAGGCATCGGATCCCCCGTCTATCGCATGCCGCGGTTGGGATCGGTCAGGTCGCCGCCGGGCGCCGCGCCGCCGGTGAGCGCGTCGAAGTTGAGCGGGGCGCCGGGGTTGATGTGGCGTTGAATCAGCTCGCGCTGCAGGACCGGCCAGATCTTTTTGAGTTCCTGAATCTGGTTGTAGAGGAACGCGTCACTGGCCGTCGGATCGGTCAGATGCTTTTCGATGTCTTTGATCCGCTGGTAGTTGCGCGAACCTTGGATGAACGGCGCCGAACCGATCACGGTGATCATCGACGCCAATTGCAGCCGCGCCTGATTGCGCGCATTCTCGTCCGGGTCCGACGACGACAGGAACGGCGTGTCGGTCAGACCCATCTTGTAGGCCGCCCATTTCGCCGTGTTCCCGAGCTTGTTCGGGATCTCGCTGCGCGTCGGATCGAGCATCGTCTCGAGCTGCCCGACGAGCGGCGCCACCTGGCCCATCGCCTGATTCGATCGGCTTTCGTCGGCGGTGAGCGGTTTGAAATTCGGCGGCATCGTGAAGCCGGGGATCGTGCCGCCGCTGACATTGCCGGCATCATCGGCCGTCGTCGCCGTGCCGCCGGTAATCGGCATCTGGCCGGGCACGAGCGAAGGCGACATCCGCAGTTGCTGATCGCGCTCGAGCTTTTCCTTCGCGAGCCGCTCGCCGACGTCGCTGCCTTGGGCATAGAGCGGCACCTTCGCAGCCTCGAGCGCGGCGGGCGAGCCGAGCGCTTCCAGCTCGCCCATCTTCATGCCCTTGGCCGTCATGTATTTGCCGAAGGCGTTTTGCGTCGCGATCGTCTTCGCGGCGTTCGCGGTTTCCGGCATCTGTGTCAGCGCGGCCTTGTCCAACTCGCCTCGGATACCGGCGATGCGCTGCTGCTCGGCCAGGCCGGTGAACGGATCGGCGGCCGACTCGCGCTCGAGCTGCTGCAGGGCGCGCTTGTCGCTCACCGCGTTCGCCGCGGGCACGACGTTGCTGACGACGCGGCGCCCCGGATCGCCCTGCGCGTAGCCTTCGGTCGGAATGAAACTCGCCGACTCATTGTTCGCGAGGCGTCTGGACAGCTCGTCGCTCTGCGTGTTGCGCAGGGCGCTCAGCTCGAGCGCGCCCGTCGGGTCGCCGATGATCGTCGCGTCGTCGGGCGCGACCATGTCAGCGAGCGTCGACGTCTGCGGCGACACGATCCGCTCGGTGTCGGTCGCCAGGCCGGGCGAGAACCCGCGGAACCGCTGCCGCAGAATCGCCGCCGCTTCTCTCGGAGTCGGCATCGCTACCCTCCTGGCGTCTTGCCGCGCGCGCGCGTCTGCCGGCGCAGCGCTTCGATCGATCCCGGTTCGGTCGCGAGCGACGAGGCGACGCCGGCGAGCGCATCGCCCGCGGTGCCGGTCGGCAGAGCGCCCGGCGCCAGATGTGCGGTCGGCATCCACGTCGGCTGCACGGGCGTCCCGGTGAGCTGCGTCGAGCCCGCCGGGCTCGGGCCGCCGCGGATGTTGGTTGCGCCGGCGTCGTGCAGGGACTGCAGAAACCCTTCCCACTGCGGATTAGGCAGCGGGCCGGTGATCGCCGAGGTCGCCAGGCGCGGATCGGCCTCGTCGAAACTGCGCTGCACGAGCGCCTGCCGTGCGGCGCGCGCGTTCGCCATGCCGCGCTGCTGGACGTCGACGCCGAGCGGATCGGTGAGGTTCAGGCCGGACGGGTTCGACGAGCCGTCGGGCGTCGTCGGCGAGACGAGCGGGCGCGTCGTCGTCAGGCGCTGCCGCAGCGAGCGCACGGATGAGAGCGGCATATTAGTAAAGCCTCCCGAGCAGGGCCGTCACGCTGGCGTTGCGCGTCGCCGCCGCTTGGCGCGCGCCGGCCTCGCGTTCCGCCTGCAGACTCACATTCTGCCCGCGCTGTTGAATCTGCCCCTCATAGCCGGTTTCGGCGGCGTGCAGCGTGTCGGCGCGCGCCTGCGCCTGCGCCTGGATGTCCTGCCCGCGCGCGGTGATGTCCTGGCCGCGCTGCGTGATGGCGCCTTCGTAGCCGGCTTTCGCGAAGTCGGTGAGCCGCTGCCCTTCCTGAATCGCCTGCTCGCGACTGACGTCGCCGAGCTGTGCCTGGCCGGCGGTCAGCACGTTCTGCGTGCCGCGCACCTCGCCGCCGCCGCCGAGCATGCCGCGGCCGGCGAGCGCACTGCGCAGGGACGCCAGGCTGCTCGCGGTCTGCAGGGCGACCTGATCCTTCGCCCGCGCGAACGCGTTCGCCTGCGCGGCCGACGTGTCGGGCGGCGTGATCGAGGGCAGCGGCGCCGGCGTCGCCGCGGGGCCGCCGCCGCCGCCGCCGCCGCCGCCACTCGGCATGCTGAAGTCGGCCATTGGCGGCAGGGGGCCGCCGCCGTATCCCGCGCCCGACGACACCGATTGATATTCCGGCCGATCGAGCATGCTGATCAACCGGCCGCGCAGGGCGTCGCGCTGCGTGTCTTCGTAGCGCTGCCGGTTCGCGGCGGCATCCGCGGCGGCGTTCGCCCGCGTGACCGCGGCGGCCTGCGCGGCGCGATCCTGATCGGTGAGATAGGTCGCGCGCTGCCGGGCCGCGTCGTCGATCGCCTGCTGCCGCGTGCGTTGTGCCAGGGTATCGACCGCGCCGCCGGCGATCGGGACGAACGCGCCGGTGTTCGGATCGCGGGTATAGCCCGCGGGCGCCGGCGCCGGGGCGGTCGGCGTCGTCTGGCGAAGAATGCCTGCACTGGCCATACCGGTGTGTCCTTCCTACGACAGCACTTCTTCGTCGCCGTCGATCGTCAGCGTCAGCACGTTGGTCGTGCCGGCGAGCGCCTGAATTTTCTCGGCGGCCTCGAGCACGTAATAGCAGAAGTGATCGAGCACCGTGTTGGCGGCGATACTGTAGGCGTCGAAGAGGCGCACACCGGCGGCATCGGCGCCGATCGACATGGTGAACGTGACCGCCGAGCCCGACGGGTTCTGCACGTGCACGTGCCGGATGATGCCGCGGCGGCCCGTGGCGACCGTGTATTTGTCGGCCGCAGCGTTGGTCACGAGCGCCGGACCGGCCATGCGTTTCGCGAGACGCGCCATGTCGTCACCTCTCAGTTAGAACGCCCCGACGCCCCACAGTTGCCGCACAAACGTCCGGAAGTCCTTCGCCTGCGCGAGCGCGGCGCTGCCGGTCCAGATGGTGCCGAGCTGCGTCAGGTCATTGAACGCGGTTTTGAGCACCGCGACTTCGTTCGCGGTGTAGCCTTGCGCGACCAGGTCGCCGTCGGGCGTCGCCGCGAGATACGACTGCAGCGTCACGACATCGGCGAACGTGCGTTGAAAGGCGCGCGCGATGTCGCCGGCGCGGCTGTCGATCTCTTGCTTGGTGGCAGGCAGGCCTACACTCATCGCGCGGTCCTTTCCACAGCCTAGCCGACTTCACACTGCATCGTCGTGAACAATGAAAATGAGTCGGTCCCCAAGACGAAATTCGCGCTATCGATCTTGAACAGGCGCAAGAGGGTGGCACTGACGGCAGGATTAAACGCGCAATATCCGAACCCTGGCGCGGTGCCCGATGCCGACTCGTTATAGGTGGCGAATGCGCGGCCCGACGATCCCGTCGCGAAGGAAAACCCGCCCGGCACCTTGATGTTGACTTGCGCGGACGCGGTCCCGCCGAGCGTCGACACGCCGATGTTGACCGAGACGAGCAACGTCGTGTCCTTCAGCCAATACTTGAACACCGAGAGGTCGCCGCTGTCGACGGTCCACGTCATCGACCCCGCAGCGGTGAAGTCGCTGCCGCTGTAGGCCTGACTGATCCACGCGCCCTGATTGTGCGTGACGAGCCGCCAGCGCTGCGTGGTGCCGTCGTATTGATAGACGGCGTTGCCCGAGCCCGGCGCGAGCGGCGTCGCTGCGCTCGTCGCAAAGTTGATCTGGCGATTCGCCGCGCTGCTGCCGGTGTCCTGATGCGTGAAGTTCACCTGGCCGGCGCCGACTGATTCGATCGTCACGCGCTGCCCATCGACGCCGGCCGACATCCCGGTGATGGTCAGCAGTGACGCATTATTGCAGCGCAGGAGCGTCGCGCCAGTCGTCAGCGCGAAGTCATTCTGCGTGCCCGTCGACGTCGTCGTCTGCACGACCGGCGTCACGGCCGTCGTCACAAAGGCGGTCGTCGCGATCTGCGTCGTGTTGGTGCCGGCGGCGGCCGTCGGTGCCGTCGGGCGCCCCGTAAAAGCCGTCGAGTCGGTGTTCCAGCCGGCCGGCCCGCGCGCCGCGTCGTCGTCGCCGTCGATCCCATCGAGCCCCGGTATGCCGGCGAGCCCGCGCGCGCCGGTCGCGCCCGTCGGACCGGGGAACCCATCGATCCCGTCGAGCCCGTCGAGGCCGTCGAGCCCTGGCACGCCGGCGAGGCCGCGCGCGCCGACGGCGCCTGGCGGCCCCGGCCAGCCGAACCCGTCGAGCCCATCGCAGCCGTCGCGGCCCGTCGCGCCGACGGGACCGGCGACGAGCGCGTGCGCCTCGGCGCCCGCGATCCCGAGCCGCAGGTTACGCAGCTCGGTGAACAGGATTTCGAACATCTCGTCGATGTTCGACATCTGATGGCCCAGGGCGCTATTCGCCGCCGGCGTGATGCCCGGTTGCTGCGGCCACGCGACGCGATACGGTTGCGGCTTCACCGGCGCCCCACTTCGTGCACGTCGCTGATCTCGATCGCGAGCACCGACACCGGTTCGTCGACCCCGTCGTGCGTCAGGTTCAACTGCGCGAGCGCGCCGCTGCCGAGCCGCCGCAAGCGCTCGCGGCCTTTGCGGAGATCGTGCGCGATCGGATCCTGCGGCGCGAGCGCGAGCCCGCCGTCGGCGTCGAGCCCGCCGACACGCGGCGTGATCGTCAGCGTGCCGCCGGCCTGCGCCTTCCCGAGCACCGAGAGGGTGCCGAAATACTGCAAGCGATCCGGCGATGTGCCCATGAAGGCGCGGGTGTCGACGTCATAGGCGATGCCGCGCGGATCGCCACTGAGCGGCACGTCAGCCGCGCGCGTCGTTTCGGCGTAGAGGCCGCCGTCCGCGGCGCCGAGCATCGGCGCCTGCACGTCATCGCCGGTCGAGCGGACGAACGCGCTGCGCGGCGTGAACGCATCGACACGGTGCGGTCCCCACCAGGTGCGATCGATCAAATCGAATTCGACATAGTGCCGCACGCCGTCGGGATCGTCGAGGAACAGCCGATAGGTGTTGCGCGTCGGCTCGATCGAGGCGAAGGCGACCGGAAACTTCCGCCGATCGAAATAATCATCGGTCGCAAACCAGGAGCGCACACGGTTATGCCCGCCGCTGCCGTCCGACAGGCACGTCAGGCCGTTGTCGTCCCACTGATAGACGCCGTCGTGCCACAGGAAATAGACCACATCGCGGTAGACGACCGTCGCCTCTTGCGAGAGGAATCCGGTTTCATCGCTCAGTTTGATGAGCCGCAGATCGTTCTGCCCGTCGCTGTCCTGCTGACCGGTGCCGACGATCTGCGACAACCGATTCAGGCGGCCGACGCCGAGCGCCTCGCGCCTCGAGACGAGCGCGGTGACGCCGCGGGTGTCCATGCCGACGCGCGGCACGACGAGCGTGTTCAGCGGGTTCCACGCATAGGGCAGGCCCGTCTCGGTGTAGGCGACGCTGTCGATGTCGACGTCGCCGACCCCGAACAACCGATCGCGGAATTCGGCAATGTGCGTCAGCCGCGGCGGCGTGCCGAGCGTCGGGCCGGCGGTGAGCCCGAGCCCTTGATCGCTCAGGTCATCCTGCACGGTGCGCAGGACGTTGCCGTCGAGATCGATCCACTGCAGATAGACCGCGCCGTTCGTCGTCGTGCGGTAGAGGCGCCGCGCGCTCGTCGCCGCATCGGGTGAGACGTCGATGTTCGCCGCCTGCAGCGCCTGATTGGTGATCGTCACCGCATTCGAAAACGGACTGTAATCGCTCTCGGCGAGGATGGTGCCGGTGTCGTCGCGGATGATGTTCGTGTTCCGCACGCGGAACGTGCCGCTGAGCGTGCCGCCGGCGACGCCGCTCAGGACGGGCGCGAGCCGCGGCGCCAGGGGCGTCAGCGGGCGCACGGTGCCGGTCGCATCGATCGTCAGCGGCCGACTCGGCGTGTTGACCAGGATGACGAAGCGGCCATACACCGACCACCGCGGCGGCACGTCCGACCGCAGCGTGATGTTCGTCGGTAGGGTGAGCGACGTCACCGCGCCCGCCTCGTCGACGAACTGCAGCGTCGTGCCGGCCTGGATGATGGTGAAGGCCATGTCAGAACACCAGGACGCCGGCGGCCGGTACCGCGGTTTCCGTCGTGTCCGGCAGCTCGGCGGTCAGATCGGTCCAGGTCGTGCCGTCGCCGCTGCGCACGATGGCGGCCGACAGGCTGAGCCCGCCCCCGATCGCGAAGATCTCGCCGTCGTCGACGGTGAGGATGATGAACGGCCGCAGCGTGCCACTCGCCCCGGTGTAGGCTGTCGACCACGTCGTGCCGTCCACGCTCTTGCGGATCTTCGCGATCTTCGTCGCGTCATTGTTCCAATAGCCGGCGTAAATCGATCCCTTGAATTCGGTGAGCGACAGAAAGCCGTTGTTCGCCGTCGCCGTGCCGCCGCTGCCGGTGTCGGCCGTGCTCCAGGTGCCATCGGTCGCACGCTTGATGATCTTCGCGAACGTGCCGGCCGCGGCGGTCGTGCCCGCGAACAGCAGCCCCTGAAACGATCGCAGCGCCGCGACGCCGGCCATGCTGACCGAGGCGAGATCGACATCCTCGGTCCAGGTCGCATCGGGCAGGTCAGGCCGGATGCGGTAGATCTTCCCGGCCGCGGCCGACGACTGCCGATGCGTCCCGCACCACAGCATGCCGTTGTGCCAGGCGAGCGCATACGGCAGATGGCCGGTCGGGAAGACGGCGCCGATCGGCGTGAGCGTCGCGGTCGTCAGCTCGAGCGAGAAGACGCGGCCCGTCCAGTCGGCTGACGATGAGCCCGTGTCGTAGGTCGCGACGTAGATCGTCCCGTTGGCGACGAGCAGCGACACGACCGCTTTCGGCACGGCATTCGCCGCAGTCGGCGGCAGGCGCACCAGCTCGCGATCGAAACTGCCATCGAAGATCCGGATCGGCGGGTAGTCCGTCCCGCCGACGTAATCGCTTGAGGCGTAGATCAGCCGGTTGTGGAAGACCGCGGCGATCCCGGGTGAGCCGCCGAGCATGGCGGCCGACCCAGTCGCGAACCCGGCGAACTGCGTCCACGTCCGCGGATTCTTCGGCCGACTGTCGGCGACGACGAGCACCGATCCGCCGAACGCGGCGATCGACAGCCACCAGCCGTTGGTCGACGGCGGCGTGAGGCTCGCCGTGCTCCACCCTGGCCCCGGTGCGGTCGGCGCATACGTCCACCAGGTGAAGCTCGCGGGATCGAACGGCGGCGGGATTGGCCAATCAAAGGCCGGCAGCGTGTCATCGAACGGATCGAAGGTGAACGGCTCGCCGTCCGTCGGATCGAAGACCCACCAGCCGAAATAGGCATAGCCGCGCTCGAGCGTGCCGCGCTGCCCGTCCGGATTCGTCACGCTGACATCGACGACATCCGCCACATGCGCCGGCGTCGTCGCGGTGATCGTCGTCGCGTTGACGACGGTGACGCCGGTCGCCGGTAGATCGCCGATGAGGACCGATGCGCCATTCACAAAGTGCAGGCCGGTGATCGTCACCGACTGCCCGCCGGTATACGGTCCTTCGTCCGGCGTGATGGCGGTGACGACCGGCGCATCGACGTAGGTGTAGGCGGCGACGAGCGTATCGGTCTGCCCGTCCGGCCCGGTGACGATGACGTCGACGGCGCCGGCCGCGTGCGCGCCGGTGATGCCGGTGACGAAACTCGATGAGCACCCAACCGAGGTCAGCGGCGTGCCGCCGACGGTCGCGGCCATCGTGCCGCCGCCACTGCAGGGCGTGCACGCGAACGTGCCCGCAATGCCGACGTGCGTCCCGCCAACCGCCGGCCCGCTCGTCGGCGTGATGCTCGTCGCGTCCGGCGCCGCGAGCTGATAGGTGTAGCCCCCCGGCAGGTAGAACAGGACGTTGGGCGCCGACAGGTTCGTCGAGACGACGATCACATCGGTCGGGCCGCACGGCTCGACCGGCGTGACGCACGTCATCGAATGCGCGTTGACGCGCGTGCCGACGACGAAGTCGCCGGTGCCGACATTGACGATCAGATCGGGATCGGTGAGATCGACCGTCGTGCCGACGACGTTATTGATGAAGACGTGAAACTGAAACGTGCCGCTGCCCGGAAACCATTCGACGCCGGCGCCGCCGTCCGAGACGTTCAGCGTCAGCGCCGTGCCGCCGGCGATCGGCCCGTGTGTCGGACTGACCGACAGCGTCGTATAGACGAAGACGTTCGACAGCGTGCCAGTCGTGCCGTCGGGATTGGTGACGACGACCGTCGCGAACCCATCGGCGTGCGCCGGCGGCGTGCACGTGATCGTCGTCTGATCGACGACGACGACGTTGGTCGCCGCGCTGCCGCCAAAGGTGACGGTCGCGCCGTCGCCGAACCCGGAGCCCGTGAGCGTGACGGTCATGTGAAGCGCGGATCCACGCCGGTGATCGTCGGCGCCGGCGCACTACTGGCGACGAACGGGTCGCCGGGCGACTCGGCCGCGAACACGTAGTGATTCGAGGTCGGATTGAACCACCAGCTTCCGGCGGTGAAGGTGACGAGCAAGGTGACGCAGTCGATGTGTCCCGGCCCGGTGCCGAGGTCGCAGCCAACTTCGAAAAAGCCATTGATCGAGGGGCCGGCCGGTGTCGCCGGAAAGAGATCGGCGGGCGTCCACGCCGCCGACGTCGCCGGATTCGTCGTCAGCGCGCCGGTGGAAAAGGATGTGAAGGCCGCGACGCTGCTGCCGACGGCGCCGACGAACGGCACCTGTCCGAACCCGGTATCGCCGAGGACGTTGAAGTCCAATTGCGCGATCGTCCCGCCCGCCGACTTGACGGTGACGGTCGCGTTGACCGAGACGACCGTCGCATCGACGGGGACCGTGCCGACGTTGTGCCAGGCGAAGTCGAGCGAGCCGCCGCCACTCGGCAGCGAGACGGACACGCCATCGATCGCGGCGAGATCGCTATCGAAGGTGCCGGTCGGCGCGAGACTTCCGTTACCGACGCTTTCATTGATCTCGACGAGCGTCTGCCCGGTGCCGCCGTAATTGGTGAACCCCACGCAGATCGCCTGCAGCGTCGCCGTGGACATGCGTCACGACGTCGGGCCGCGCCCGACCCAGAAAAACCGCGTGCCCGTCGTCGACAGGTTCGCGAGCGGCACGCCGATCCCGCCGATGATCGGCCCGGCCGCGGCGACCGCATTCACCGGGCCGAACCCTGGCCGGTTGATCAAGCCGTGCCCGCGCAGGCGATCGAAGATCGCATTTTGCGCTTTGCGCAGCTCGCGGTCGTCGAGCGCGAACGGATCGGTGTCGGTGTTGACGCCGAGCGAGCCGAACCCGTAGACCTTGATCGGCGGCACGTCACCAGTCCCATCCGGTGCCGTCGCCCGACAGGCCCGGCCCGGTGATCTCGTCGAGCGCGCCGCGGATGATCGACGGCGACGAGGTATCGCGCGGCTCGACGACGATCTTGATGCTTTCCTTCTCGGTGCTGTAGACGCCGAGCCAGGTCGGATCGGGCGTCAGCGTGCCGTCTGGATTCTGTTTCCCCAACGCATAGGCCGCGCACCAGGCCATCAGCGCGTTGTCGCTTTCGCCGGGGATCGGGTTGACGCTGTCGAGCGTCAGCGCCGGCAAGGTCGGCACGTAGACCAGGCGGATCGGCAGGTCGCTGGTGATCGACGGCGCGACGTGAATCTCGGGCGTATCGACGGGTGAGCCCGCATTGATCAGCGCGTAGAAGATCCGCCCGCCGCTCGAGACGTCGAGCGCCGCGGCGTCGAGCGCGTTGGTGAAGTCGATCGAGGTGAGCCGCGCGCGCCGAAAGCTGATCGCCCGGCCGGTGCTATCGGTCCGGTCGCGCGGGCGCAGATGCAGGATGCGAAAGCAATCGGGCGGGACGCCGGCTAGTGCCGTGGCACCAGCGGGCAGAACGAGCGTCGTATTGATGCGGACGAAATGATCCTGCTGCAGATCGAGGATGGCCCGCCACAGATCGGTGCACCCGGCGACCAGGTGCGCGAGAAATTCGGCGTCCGTCCAGAACGTATCAGGGGCGACAGCGCCGGTCTGGACGAGCGGCGCGAGGATCGTCGTGCGGGTCCGGTTGACGATGGTGCGCAGGGCTGTCGGCACAACGGCGCATCAGCTCCAGATGAAGCGCACGCCGGTGATGGCGGCGCCCGCGGTCAGGACGAAACTCGTCACCGTGTTGGCGAGCGCGAGCGTCGTCGGGTCCGTCGGATGGAGCCCGACGCCGGTGTCGCCGGTCAGCGCTTTGAGCAGGATCGTCGCGACGTTGTTCGCCGGCGGCACGATCGTCACGGCGGTCGGCACGGCGCCGCCCGACGGCACCGTGATCGTGTTGGCGCCGCTGGCGAGGTTCTTCAGCTCGATCACGCCAGGGCTCGCGAGGTTCTGCGCCGCCGCCACGGTCTGCGTCGCGGTGACGTCGCCCGTGTAGGTCAGCGTCGTCGAGCGCGTGCACACGGTGCTCATCAGGCCGGCGCACCTTTCGTCAGCTTGTAGTAGCCCTCGATGTGGAACGTGCCGCCGAGGCCTGCGGCCGACGCGGTGACGTCGAGCCCGGCGCCTTCGGTCAGCGGCACGCCGGCCGGCCCGAAGTCCCACGGCACCAGGGCGCCGAGGCCGGGGCTCGCCTTCGTCTTCGCGACCGTCTTCGCGGCGCCGCCCGTCGATGAATCGACGAACGTCAACGTCGACGCATCATCGCCGGTGATCGAGCCGCTGATCCGCTGGACGAACAGCGTGTGATTCGTCTTCGCCGGCAGCAGGCCGCCGCCGGTCGTCGAGCTGCTCGCCGACGTCGACGCGGTCAGGTTCGCAATTGCCGACGCGTAGAAGTCCTGATAGCGACGATAGCCATCCATGATCAGCTCACAGCGTTTTCAGCAGGTGATCGTTCTCCTGCAGGGCGCCGAGAAATTGGTGCATCGCGTCGCGGTTCTTCAGCACTTCGGCTTCGTAGTGCTGCTGCATTTTCTGCAGATGCGCGCGCCGCGCTTTCGCTTTGTCGCGTAGCCACTCGCGCGGCGTGTCTTCGTAGCCGTAGAGGAACGCGGTTTTCAGGACATCGCTCTGCGGATGCGGGACCACGCGGATGCCGCGGCCGACGGCGATGCCAAGGAAAAATTCGCACGACGGCCGCTGGATCGCATACTCGGTGTCCTGCGCGAGATCGATCCCGTAGAGCTGAATCTCGTCGAAGCGCTCGACGATCGCCAGGGCGATCATGTAGCTGACCGTCGACGTGAAATACGGTTTCGGCGTGTGCGGCAGCGCGAACGCCTCGGTCATCTGCGCGAGCGGATAGGCGATCGACGCCGGGATCTCCGGATGTGTCTCCTGCATGTAGACGGGCACCGTCTGCGCCGCGAGCGGCGCCAGATGGATCCCGCCGTCTTCCTTCACCACGCTGGCCCATTCATGCAGCTCGAAAATCCGCGATGTCCGCGCCACCTCGGTGTGGTGGTAGTTCATCGTCCAGATCTCGATCGTCGGATCCGTGAACGGCGCATCGACATGCGACGGCCCGAATCCGACGAGCGCGACCTTTTTCACACGCTAGGCCGACAGCGTGACGCCCGTCGAGTTCGACAGGATGACCCACCGCGTGCTGCTGATGCCCTGCAGGTTCACCCAGTCGCGCACGACCGACGCGAAGTTCAGCGTCGCGTTCGTGCCGTCGAAGGTGACGCCGGCCGGCGCCGACACCGTGATCACCGAGCCCGACGTCGACGGTGTCAGCACGACGAGCGACTTCTGTAGATTGACGGCCGGGGCCGCCAAGTTATAGCCCTTCGTCGCGCCGCTCGACGACGGCGTGAGGTTGCTCAGGCCGTAGTTGCGTAGCGTGGTGCTCGTCGTGCCCGTCTCGGTCGCGCTGACGTAGCCGGCGACGACTTGCCCGGTCGTGCCCGACGCGCCCTGGCCGACGACGAGTTCGTCGGTTGCGCCATCGACATACATCGCCGTCGCTTGCGGCAAGTTGATGAAATTCGCCGGCGGGCCGCCCGACGACGACCCGCGCTGAATGTAATGATCAGGCATCGTCGTCTCCCCTTACGGCGCGGTGATACAGAACCCGTCGCCGCCGTCGGTCACGCTCGAAATCGTGAACGTGTCGGCGAGCGTGACCAGCGAGAACCGGATGCCGTTCGCCAGCGGGAAGCCGTTCGGCGAGAGATAGATCCCCTCGAGCAGCGTGCCCGGGGCGCCGCTCGAGACGGCGCCGAGCGGAATCACCAGGCGGCTCGCGGCGGTCAGGCCGCTGATGGCCACGTCGGTGCCGTCGTCGAACAGCTTCAGATAGCTCGCGGTCGACGAGCCCGCGACCGCCGTCTTCCGGATGTAAATCCCGTAGAGGCGCGTCGCCACGAGGCCGTAGAGGCCGCCCGTCGAGGCGGTGATCAGGCCGGTCGTCGAATTGTTGTTGAGCGGCGTGAACCGCGCGAGCGGCGCCTGCAGTTGCTGCGCCATCCAGCGCTTCAGCGCGTAGAAGGCCATCTGCGCGCCGGGCGTCGCGCCGGCCAGCGCCATGTCGACGCGCTGCCACAGCGCATTTTCCGCTTCGGTCGCCGCCGCGGCGGCCTGGTTCGCCCACAGATACCCGTCAGGCGACTGACTGAATTGGGACGGGATCAACTTTCGCATCGAAGGCCTCCGACGGCTGCGCGGCCGTCACGCGTTGTCTCGAGGTTGCCGGCGCCGCTTTGCGAATGCGCAGCGCCCGGTCGAACGCGCCGAACTACGATCCGACCGGCGGTTCGCCGGCCTTGCCCGGTCCGGTCTGCGGCGGCGCCGTGCCGCCCCGTCGCTCGCCGACTTGATCGGTGACATCCGTCTCCGACCAGACGCCGGGATCGACGGTGAACTGGCCGGCGATGAACGTGCGGCCGTCGGCGGCGCGCAGCGTGATCGGGCCGGTCGTCGCGCCGTAGGGCACCGAGGTCAGGACCGAGCGATCGGTCCACGAGCCGACCGGCCCGGCGACGTCGTTGAACCAGACCGTGCCCTGTTTGTCGCCGAAGCCCTTGCCGGTGATCAGGACTGGCGATTGTTCCGGTCCGTTGCTGATGCTCAGGGTGGCATCCGGCGCGGGCTGTTCCTCACGCGCGGCTTTTGCTGCGGCGCGCTCGTCGCGGCCGTCGGTGCCGTCGGTGCTGCTGGTGCTTTTCGGTGTCGTCATGGTGTGGGCGCCTCCGTGTCGGACGGCCGGCTTGCGGGGCCGGCGTTGAGCACGCGTTCGCCGGTGCGTGCCTGTAGACTTCGCCATGCGTCCCCCGTCGCGTGATACACGTCGTCGCGCACCTCGCGATCGATCTTGCGGCGGTCGGCGGCATCGCGCTCGTCGAGCAGCCGCCCGTATTTCGATCCGCCTTCGAACATCGCCGCGCGCAAGCGCTGCGCGGTGAGCGGGCCGCCTTCAACGGCCCAGGTGTCGCGCGCGATCAGCTCGCCGACGACATACTGCAGGAACCCTTCCGTCCAGCCTTCGGTCGAGCCGATCCACGTCACGTTGATCAGCTCATGCTGGACGAACATCGCGGTATCGTTCTGATCGTCGACGATCGCCGCGCCGGTGAGCCCGCGGCTCAACCGCTGCACGCGGCCGAGCCAGTGCACCGGGCGCGTGCGGCTCGGCAGAATCCGCAAGTCCGGATCGAACGCCCACAGCCCTTGTTGCCACCACAGCGGCGGCGCGATCAGGCTGAAGGGATTCTGATCCGCGATGTAGATCTCGCCGAGCATCAGCGGGTTTCCGCGTCATCCTGCAGGTTGACGCCCTCGACGCCGCGGCGCGCATCGAAGTGTGTCGGGGCGCCGGCGTTGAGGCGCGCGGCGCGCTTCGCCGGTCCCTCGATCTTTTTCCGATCGATGCGCTCGCCGGCGTCGCTCTGCTCGAGCGGCGTGCAGTCGCCGAACTGATGCTTGGCGCCTTCGATGCCGAACAGCGACGTGAACAGATTCGGATCGCCGAGCGGATCCTCGCTGCCGTGCTGCGGATTCTGCCGCACGGCCGCAATAGCGATCTGAATCGGGACGTTCGTCGTCTTGCCCGGATCGAAGTGATGGTGCGCGCCGTCCCACTGTGCGTCGAGCGGTTTCGACGTGCGATTGACGAGCGTGACGTTGTCGCCGAACTGACTCATGATCCCTCGCTGCGAAACGTGTGGGCGCCAGCGGATACGTTGCCACGTGCCCCGGTTCCGGACGATTCCGCCTTTTTCTACACCCTCCGGCTTTCGCCGAGTGCGCCCTGCTGTTAATCGGTCGTTACTCGCCGCGCACGACGACGAAGGTCATGCCGGTGAGCCCGTCGAGCCGAGCACACTTGCCAGGGTTGCGCGCGAACAACTGATAGCGCTTGTAATACCAGGCCTCCCACGCGTGGCGGGCGTTGGTGCCGGTGCCGTCGCGCACGAGGATCTCGCCGCTGGTGCCGCTGACCCACTTGCCTTTTTCCGATGTGTAGCGCACCAGGTCGGCGCCCTTGGTGTCGACGAGGAACATGGTGCGCAGGGGCAGCGTGCGGATCGCTTTGTAGGCGACCGAGCCCATCGTCAGATCGCCCTGCGTGAACGCCGCGGTGCCGCCGTCCGGATTGCGCCGGCTCGACTCGTCGGCGTAGCGCCGATCCGCCTGCGTCAACAGGATGTAGACGCGGCGCACCGAGTGATGCGACCAGATCGCATCGATCTCGCCGTCCAGGCGCTGATTGACGATGTCGCTGACGCGCTGCAGGAGATCGAACGAGAGCGCGCCCGTCGACGCCGACACATACGAGGCGTAATTCGGGTAGAGGAAGCGATCGATCCCGAAATAGTTCTGACGATACGTGCCGTCGTCGAACAGCGCGGTGAGCCCCCACGGCGCTTTTTCGTAGGCGGTGTCGAGCGTGTCGGTGACGGCGTTGTTCGCCGCCTGCACGACGTAGTCGCCGGTCGTCCACGATGGCGCCGCGGCGAGCGTGACGTCGGTGCCGTCGGTGTTGACGGCGGTGACTTTCGGCGTGTTCGTCCGGATCTGGCCGTTCGCGGGATTGACCGCCGCGAGCGCCATACCTTTTTTGATGAACCGATTGCCGAACGCCGACGTGATCGCGACGCCCGTCGAGGAGACGTTGCCCGGTGAGTTCAGCTCGAGGGTCGCGCCCGACGACGTCGCATCGACGATCGCGAAGACGCCGCGGCCATCCGAGCCAAGGTAAAATTCTTCTCTGTAGCTGATGTCGTCGATCAGCCGCTCCATATTTTCTGAACGTGTGGAGCGATACGCGCCTTCCTTCGACTGCGTGTCCTCGAGCTGCTCGTTGGTGACGCGCCACCGCGCCATGATCTTTTTCTGCGTGATGAAACCCGTGATGTATTTCTGATTGTCGGCGACGGGGATCGCCGAGTCGGAGCCGACGGCCATCGGCGAGTTGTTGCGCTCGACGTGCGCGCTCCACTCTTTGCCGCGCCCGCCGTCCCAGGGCGAATCTTTCAGCTTGAAGGCGTCGCGCAACTGAAACTTTTTCAGCACGCCCTCGGCGATGATGTCCTCGTAGGTGTTTTTGAGCAGGCCGTCTTCGGTCGCCGCGTCACTGCCGGGACCAGCCCACAGATAGCCGTCGGGCGACTGCGTCAGGAAGGCCAGGAGTGCGCCGATGTGGCGCAGTCCCGTGGGATAAAAATTCGTCATGGCGACCACTACCTCCGCGAGCGCAGCGCGTAGAGTCGGGGCTCGTCGTCAGCGGCCGAGCGCTTCGGCTTCCTTCTCGCCGTGCTCGAGCATCTGCTCCACGGTCATCTGCGAATAATCCGGTTTTTTAGCTTGCGTGACGACCGGGGCGGCCGGCCCACTGCGCGGCACCGGGCGCCGCAGCGTGGGAATGGTCGCCTGGCGGCGCACGGGTTCGAAGAGATCGGAATCGTATTCTTTGACGAAGTCGGTGATGAGCGATTCATCGCCGGCTTCGAAACGTTTGCGGAAGGCGGCGAAGGCCTCGGCGTCGCGCTCGTCGGGAATCATCGCGCCGAAGGCCGCGTGCAGTTTTTTCTGCTGCCCTGGCGTGAGCGTGTCGGCGCCGATCCGATCGGCGAACGCCACATCGAGCCGCTGCAGGAAATTGTCGGTGTGGGCGTTCCAGATGTGATCGCGCGCCTCGGCGATGCTGCCGCCTTCAGCGATCAAGGCCTCGACGCGCTGCAGCATCTCTGGCGTGAGGGTTTTCAGGTGCGCGAACTGCGGTAGCGCGAAAAACGCATCCGCAATTTTCTGCGCCTCGGCCGCATCCGGATCGACCGGCGCGACGCCGGCGAGCGCTTTGATGCGCCGGTCCTGATCGGCGATGACGGCGCGCGCGCGCTCGAGTTCGGTCGTCGTGCGATTGATCGCCGCTTCGGCTTTCTTGACACGATCGGGGTCTACCCAGGTCGACCGATCTTCCTTGAACGTGTAGGTCTTCTCGGCCGCCGCGGCCCCGGCCGCACCAGCGGCACCGGCCGCAGCCGCGGGATCGGCACCAAGGGAGGCCGCCGCGCCGCTGCCGCCGGTGCCCGCTGCTGCCCCGCCGCCGGTGCCTGCCGCAGCGCTCCCAGCACCGCTCCCGTCGCCGGCGGCGGCGAAGATCGGATCGAGGCCGGACGTGAAGAATCGCGCGATCACGGATCGGTGCATGTGGACGCCTACCCTTCGGAAAATGGTGTTACGCGCCGAGGTCTTACGCGAACCCAGGGCTCAGGTCTTACGCGGTCTGCGTGCGGTTGGGATGGAACCGCAGCGTGGGTCTTACGCGCCGAGTCTTACGAACGGGGAGTCTACACCCGGCCGGGGCAGTCCCCCAATGGTCATTTTGGGGACGGCATGTCCGACCGGTCGTGCTGCGCCTCGTCCTCAGCCTCATCCGTGCCGTCCTCGTCGTCGTCCGTGTCCTCGTCGATGAGAACCTCGTCGTCCTGATCGGCCTCATCCGCGAGCCGCGCGTCATCGAACCGGTCGGCCGCAAGGCCGCGTTCCGGTGCGAGCGAGACGACTTGCAGGCGACGCGCCTGCATGCCGGCGACCGCGAGCACGGCGGCTTCCTGCGTGCACGGCGTCAGGCCGTAGATCGCGCCGACGCCGAACAGCTTCGTGTAGCCCGGCACGGCGTTTTCCTTGACCGTGCTGCCGGGCGGCACGCTGACGCCGTCGACGTATTCGAAATGTTTCGTGATGCGCTCGCGCTCGTCGAGCGGCGGCACATCGACGCGGAACATCACCGCTTGGCCGAAGGCCTGCGTCGTGACGTAACCGGCATAGCGCTGATGGCCGAACACTTCGACGATGGCCCATCCATCGAAGCGCGCCTGATCGTCGGTCATCGGCGTGTCTTCCGACGCAGGGCCGCCATCGATCCGCCGCCGCCCTGCTGCGCGTGCTTGGCGTCGAGCGCGGCGCCTTTCGGCGTCTCTTTGTTGCCGTGCATCAAACCGAGCCGGTTCATGACCTTAAAGGGGACCGCGCTGTCGGCGCCGTATTCGTCTTTCAGTTTCGACTCGAGAAATTTCGGCATGGCTCACCGCGTCAGCAAGGTGATCTCCCACACGATCAGCAGCACCAGCACGACGATCGTCCACCACGGCGCGGACGCCTCGGCCTCGTGCATCTGCGCGTGCGTCGGGCAGTAGCACATCGCGTCGGCCTCGCGGACGCACCCGCACGGATACTCAACGCGCAGACCCATACGGCAACAGTCCGAGCTGCTCGCGCGGATCGCTCCACTGTGCGGCGACATCGAAGCGCACGTAATCGAGAATGCGCTCGCGCACGTCGTCCTCGAGGTCACTCCACCATAGCGCCGACGACACGCCGCGCATCCGTCGGCCGCAGAGCACGGCGCGCACGTTGGGCAGCAGGACCGCCGGCAGCACGCGCGGCGTGTAGGCGCGCGGCGCGCGCGCGACGGGCCGCGGATCCGCCGAGGCCGTGCCGGTCAGACTGCAGGCCGCGGCGAGCCGCGCGACGTCGTCGTCGTCGCACAGATCGCGGAGCTGCGCCTGCAGACGCACGCCGTCGAGCGGATCATCGTCGAGCATGTCAGCGGCCGGCGGTGATCGCCGGCGAGCCCGGTTGCGGCGTGTTGCCGACCGGCGCGGAATTCTGATTGCTGTTGTGCATGGCGAGCGCGGCGCCTTGCGGCGGCGTGCCGGCGCCCGCGGCGGCCGGCGTCGGCAGCGGCAGATTCTGCGCCTGCAGGAACACGTCGCGCACCGCGGGATCGGCGGCCATGTCTTCGGCGCCGAAGCTGTAGCTCACCTTCGGCTGTTCGGGCGGCGGCGCCGCGGCCTGCGCGAGTTTGCTATCGAGTTCGCCGAGATACTTGCCGACGAAATAGCGCGCCGGCGGGAAGCGTTTGAACAGATCGATCGCTTCGTCGGACACCGACCACTTCACCAACTCGACGCGGTGAATGCGCACGTCATACCACGGCTGCAGGTTGAACGGATAGGTCGGATCGGTGCTTGGATCCGGCGGCGGCGGCGGCGGGGCCATCCCCCCCGCAGCCGCCGGCGCCGGCGGCGCCATAGGCGGCAGAAAGGCTTTTGCCGCTGGCGACGTCACCCAGGTCATGAACTGTTCCTGATTTTGCAGCGCGCACTGATGCTGATTGTCCGTCGCCGGGATCAAGTCCGTCTGACCGAGTTTTTGATACACCGCGTATTTCGTGTCGGGGTCGTTCATGTCGACGCCGCCGAACTGTTTCAGGTGTTCGATCGACGCGCGCTCGGCGAGCTGCGTCTTCGGCTTCGTCGATCCATCGGCGACCGCGAACGTGACTTCGCCATCGAGGTCGGCCTTCGCAAAGGTCGCGAAGCTGTAGCCGCGCGCCGGCGTGACGATTGCCTGCACGCGCGTGTCGGGACCGAATTCGCGTTCGATCTCGATCTGTGACTTACTGACATCGCGGAACGCGAGCGCGCGCGCTTTGAACGCGCCAGCGAACCGCGCCTCGCCGGCTTCGACGAGCAATTGCATCGCGCTGAACGCTTCGACGTTGGGCGGTTTGCGTCCGCGCAAAATATCGTTGGTGCCGAGCGCAGCATCAATTTCTTCGACGAACTGTTCGCGCAGGAGCACCCACGCGCGCGGCGGATCCTGACCGGGCCACTGCTCCGGTTTGCCGCCACCGGGCGCCGGCGAGTATTCCGCGATCAGCCCCGGCATGGCGGGTGAATCGCCGAGCCAGTGAATTTCCTGGCCCTTCGGTTTCAGGATCTGCGGGATCGCCATGCGCGTCATCATCATTTCGACGAGCGAGTCGAGGCGATTGAGCTGATCGAATTTGCCCATCGCGGGCTCGAGCGCGCCCGAGCCGAGCACGCGCCCGCCGACGTGTTCATACGCCGCGTGATGGAACGTCCACAGCGGATCGCCTTTCGCGTCGTGATACGGCAGGGGACCGGGCAGGCCTTCGGCGTCCTCGAGGTGCAGCACGACGGGGTTGCTGTCGCCGGCGACGCGCAGGACGAACCCGTCCGGATGCGCGGGTGTCGGTTTCTCCCACAGCTCGTATTCGGCGACGCCTTCCTCGTCGCCGCTGCCGGTGCCGCCGCTGCCGATATTCGGATTCAGCTCGGTCTGGAACGGCAGCGATTGAAAGATCTGCAGCGAGCGCTCGTTCGAATTTTTCGCGAACCGGATCCGGCTCACATACTCCTGCAGCGCCGGATGCGATTCATAGTAGGCCTTGGTGCGCCAGCGCATGCGGATCAGGCGATCGACGTCGCGCCATCGCGGACGCATGAACGGAAACGCCACCTCGAGTGGCGAGAGCGGCGTCGTCACCGTGTGCCCCTGCGGGCGCACGTCCAGCTTCGGCGTGTTGTCCTCCTTCAGCGCCGGCGTGAACGGTCCTGGCTTCCCGCACTGCGGACAGAGCTGTTTCGCTTTCGCGATCTCGTCGACGGTCGTCTCGTAGCCGCACGCGGCGCAGACGTTGAACGGCACCTTGATGTAGCGGCCGTCGTCGTCGTAACTGACGTGATAGATCACGTTGCCGCAGACGATGAACCAGAAATCGCCTTCCTGCAGGACCAGATCCATCTCGTTCGCGGTGTAGAGCACCGGCGCGAGTTTGTCGGCGGTCGTCGCGGTCGTCACCGACTTCACGTCGTTGGTGAGCGGGCGCACGTCGACGCCGAGCGTCGCCGCGGTGAACATCGCGCGGATCGCCTGCACGCCCTCTTTGGGTTTGGACGTGACCGGCCGCGGCACGCCCTGCGCGACGCGTGCATCCATCCAGCCGCGCGAGCGATCGTAGGTGCCGAGCCACTGCCGCATGTTCACGTAGTGCAGCGCCTTCGTCCACACGCGTTCATAGCGCCAGCGGTCGGCGAAGCATTCGCGTTTGGCGCGGTCGTAGCCCTCGAGCAGCGCCTTGTCGGGATCCTTCGCGCCGCCCGGTGTGACGACGGCTGGCGCTTTGTTGGCGAAGGCGGCGGGCCGCTCGAGCACGGTCGCCATGTCAGCGCTCAGGGCTCACGGCGATGCCAGGGGCGAGGCGGCGCACCGGGTAGTGCGGCTCCGCGGTGCCGAACCCGCGCGACCACTCATACCGCGTCGAGGATGTTTTCTGCAGGGGCTCGGGACCGGGCGGGCCGCTCTTGATGTCGACGGTGTCGCGCCACTCGAAAAAGTCGCCGACCGCGAGTGCACCGAAGGTCGGCACGTCGTCGGCGCCCATCAGAACGCGCGTCCGATCGCCGGGCCAGGAGCCGGCAGCGTGCCGTAGTTGACCGAGCCGTCCTCGTGCCAGCCCGCGGGCGCGTGGCGCGCGTCGTCGTCGAAGATCCCGAGGCTGGCGACGGCGTCGAGCGTCGCGCTCGCCGCGTTGGCCGGTGCCTGGGTCGCCTGCGCGGTCGGCGTCACGGTAAGCGTCGGCACGGGCAGGTTGATGTTGGTGAGCTGGCGGAACAGCAGGGCGCGCTCGGTTTCGAGCTGATTCACCCGTTGGCAGAGGAAGGCGATCGTGGTCTGTTGCGACTCGACGCGCCGCGTGAGTTCCTCGCGCCGGCCGCGTTCGGTCCCAAGCTCGACATGCAGGCGTCGCCAAAAGCCCCACATGCGGGGCATCGTAGCACCGACCGGTCTAGGGCACTTCGCAAAAATTTGGAGTCACTTGGAAGACTTTGCTGGCGGCTCGTCGCTAATCAATTTCCAGTGGTGATCGCGCAGCACCTTGGCCGCCTCTTCCGGTAATAACTCCTGCGGGATCGGCGCGCGCGCAGCCGCGAGCACCAACCGCAACGCGCTGAGTTGCTCCAGGTGCCAGCACCACCAGCACCAGCCGTGCGGTTTGCCGTAGGCGTCGGTCGTCTCGCGATTCAGCACCGCGGGCAGGCCGACCGCGTGCTCACAATCGCCGCGGCCGTAGGTGCTGAACCGACAGCCGGGTCGATCGCGCGGATCGTCAGCGTCCGGCCCGATCACGGCCGCCTGCTCCGCGAGCGCATCGATCTGGTGATGTAAGCGCGCGATGTCGACGTGCTCGGCCTTCCGCGTAGCGAAGCACGCCCATCCGTTCGTCGCTTCCCGTGCGACACACAGGGCGGCGGCTAATTTCCCGGCGCTCGCGTCGATGGCTTCGGCGGCGAAGTCGGCCATCCACACCGCGATGTCGTTCTCGAGCGGCGTGTGCTCAATGAAACGCTTCCACAAGACGCTCGCGCGCACGCGGCGCTTCGCCTCGGCCAGCAGGGCGACGTAATCGCTCATGGCTATTGGTGCCGCTTGCGCCGTTCCACCTGGCGCCGTTCCATCCCCGGCGGATCATCCTGCACGGAGTCGCTCAGATCGACGTGCCCGCCGTTCACGACATCATCGCGCCGGACCGCGTTCACGCGTCCCTCGCGCGCGCTCAGAATCGCCTGCACGGTCGCAAAGGCCTCATTGATGCGCTGATTTTCTTCGATCAGTTTCGAGAGCTGCCCGTCGGTCTGCTCGGCGATGGCCTTCGCCTGATCGCTGATCGCTTTGGTCTGCTCGTGAATCTCGTTCGTCTTCGCGAGCGCGATCTCGGTGTTCGCCGCAGCGACGTCGGCCTTGGCCGCTGCGAGGTCGGCCTTCGCCCCGGCCTGATCCGTCTTGCGCCCGTTGCGCCACGCCTGGATGCCGGTGAAGGTCGCGGTGATCAGCGCGGCCAGCGACGCGAGGATCGCCGGCATGTTGGTAAAGAGCGACTGCCATGCCGTGTCGGACATTGCACACACTCCCGCGATCCGAGAGTGTGCGCCACGTCGCCTGATCTGTACAAATGGTTCCCCTTACGACGGCCGGCCCGTCGGGGTCGGCACTGAGACGAAGATCTCGGCATACGGATCCTCGCTGCCGGCGCCGGCCTCGGTGCTGCGCGGATCGAGGTCGGGCGGGATCGGCTCGCGAACGATTCCGGTGCCCTCGACGAACCGATAGGGAAAGCGCCGGACGATCCGCGTCGTGCGCGTGCCCAGGTGCCCGAGGATGCAGGCCGTGCGCGCCGCCTGCTGCCGCTCGCGAATTTCATGGACGAACGCGTCGCCCGCAAACGCGTAGCCGTAGACCGGGCCGCGCTGCGCCAGATGTTTGAGCACCGCGATCCGATCACGCAGACTGACCGACATGAACACCATCTCGCCGTCGAGCAACAGCACGGCGATGATGGCCGGGATCCGCCCCTGCGGCGTCGCGCTGCGCAGCTCGAGCAGGGTCGTCATCAGCTCGTCGAGCAGCGTCGACATCGCCGCGTCGGTGACGGGCCAGCGGCCCCCGGATTGGAGCGCGCCGACGTCGAACGGCACACCGGGCGGCGCCGCGGTCGGCGACGGCCGCGCCGTCGTGAGCATCCACGCCTGAAACCGCTGCACGTCGTCGGGCGTCCAGGCCGCCTGCTCGCGCCCGAGCCGAATTTCGAACCCGCACGCCAGATCGTGCCGGTCGACGTGATCGATCACCGCATTCACGTAGGCGTCGATCGTTTCATCGGGATTGATGCCGCGGAAGGGATACCGCCGCAGCGCCTGCGCGATCAGGCGGGTGCGCGCCTCGGCGAGCGTGGCATCGAACGGCGACGCGCTCATGAGAACGGCGTCACGACGTTGCCGTCGCGCGAGCCCGAGGCGACGTATTTCGCCCAGGCGGCTTGTTGATCGTTGGCGACGCCGCTCGCGAAGATGCCATACGGCGTCTTCATCCACTGATTGTTGGTAATCATCAGGTTGGTGCATGGCGGCGTCGCCGGTCCCTGGAAATACACCTGTGACGTCAGGCCGCTGCCGCTGAACGTGTTGCTGTCGATCGTCAACGCGTCCGGCCCCCATCCGATTTGGATCAGCTTCGGCGAGCCGGTGTATTGCGACGGGCTCAGATCGCTGAACCGGTTGGTGGTGATCGAGACGCGCGTCAGCGGCACGCTGGTGTAGGTCGTCACGCTGCCATCCGGGTGCGTCTTCGGCGGGCGGTCATCGCGGCCGAGCACGTTGATCGCCGCGGCGCCGGACGCGCAATCGTTGTTGGCGATGACGACGTCGGCGATCGTCGACCACGGCGCCTTCCCGCCCTGGTTGCGCACGGTCAGCATGATCAGGTAGCCGTCCTGGCCGTGCCCGCCCCACGATCGCGCGATCCGGTTGGTGTAGACCTTCACGCGGCGCGCGGCCTTGATCTCAAACACGTTTTTGACGGAGATCGCCTGCGTCTGCCACTCGGGCCGCTTGGTGATGTCGTTGTCCTGGATCAGCACGTCGGCAGGCATGCGCTCGAGGCTCGCGCTGTCGTCGCCGCCGAGCATGATCGTTTCGGTGCCGGCGCGCAGCAGGTTGTCGATGATGCGCAGACCGGGCGCCATGTCCCAGGCGATGATCGCCTGCTGATCGTGATTGTCCGTTTGCGGATACGGGCCGAAACAGTCATCGACGATCGAGCGCGTGATCAGCAAGTCGCCGTTGCCGTTGGCGACGATGCCGCGGCGCACGCCGTGCACCGGATCGCCGAGCACGCGCAACCGATCACACGTGATGCGCGCGCCGCCGAGATCGACGAGCGTGCCCGCCACCGGGCCGCGCACCTCGAGGCCGAGCAGCGTGACGTCGTCGGCGGGCACGGCGATCCCGCCCTGAAACCGCGGCAGCAGGCGGTCGGCCGTCATCCGCACCGGCGTCGTGGCGGCGCCGGCATCGGCGACGACGAGCTGCACGGGCGCGCGCAGGGTCAGCGGCGCCGCGTAGACGAGCGACGGATCGAGCAGGATGACCGCCTGGCGCGCGGCGAGCGCGCGATCGAGCGCGTCGGGCGTCGTGATCGCCGCCGGCACGGCCGCCGCCGCCATGAGATCGCGGACGTGCTGCAAGCGGGCAATCGCGTCGTCGAGCAGGGCAGCGGGATCCTCGGCCATGATCGGCGTCCCTTCAGTTGGTGCGCGCGGACATCAGCCGCGCGAAGTTGCGCACCCGCAGGATCTCGCGATACTGCGCCAGTGGCAACTCGGCGAGTTCCAGCTTGGTCAGGCGGCGCACATCCATCGTGTCCGTGAACCGCAGCGGTTCGGCGCAGCGGAGACAGCACGTGAGATCGCCCGGCCCAGGTGTCGCGCTGCTGCCGTCACTCGTCGAGGTCGCATCGAGCGGCCAACCGCACGCGGGACAGCGCGTCGGCGGCGTGCGCGTGATCGACGGATCGTCCTGGCCGGTCATGTCGGGTTGGCCTCCGGATCGTTGCTGAGCCCGGTCGCGGTCCAATAGCCGAGCAAGCCGACGACGAGATTCTGCAGCACGGCATCGGGATCGTAATCCGGTTCGCGACCGTTCATCGTCGAGGCGCGCAACGCGTAGCGGGCCGCTGCCCTGATGTGCTCGGCGAATTCCTGACGCGTCATCCGCCTCGACCGATCCGGATAGCCCCTATTCGGAAAGGTGACGATCGTCGCGTGTTCACCTTGGCCCATGCGGAACGGCATCGGCGGCACGTTGTCGCCGGGCGCGTGCAGCCAGTGATTCGCCGGCAAGGGCATCGACATCGTCGCGAAGCCGCTGCCATCGGGCAGCAGCGCGCACTCGTCGATGGTGCCGCCGACACTGTCGGCGATCTGCTGCACGTGATCGGGCGGCGGGATCGGTTCAGGCCAGTCGCTCATTCGCTCGTCTCCCTTCGTCGACGCGCCAATCAACAGCAGACTGCCATCGACGCCGCACTTGCTTTTGTCGACGGTCGCCTGCACGTGCGTGCCCGATGGCGTCCAGATCCGGATGTGAACGAATGAGTCATCCGGATACGTGTCGCACAGCGCCTTCAGCTCGGCGATCGTCACGAGTCGATCCCGTCGATCCACCAGGTGTGTCCGTTGGCACAGCGGAATTGATAATCCTCGTAGCCGCCGTCGTTCGACTCCCACACGCGATACTGCACCACGGCGCCGCACAGCCGCACCGCACCCGGCATCGTCTCGTCCGTGACGAGTCGTCGACAACCAGGGTGTCCTTCCGCCTCGCGCCACCAGTTGAGGAACATCCCCTCGTCGTCGGCCATCTGGCGCGTGTGCGTCATCTGATCTCACTCTATTTGCCGCTTCGTCGGCGGCATGCCGTCGCTGAAGCAAATCGGATTGTCCGGATGCGCGAGCCAGACGACGCCGGTATCGTCGACGAACCGCTGCCGCACATCGTGCTGCTGGAGCAACTCGCGCCGCTCGGTGTGCGTGACGTGGCGCCGCGTCCAGACGCCGAGCGGCCGTTCGATCTCGATGAACGGCATCAGCGCGGCTCGCCTGAGTCGCTGCCCCAAAATTCGCCGAGGCTGTAACGGCCGACCGGTTCGGCCTCGGCGCGTTCCACCGAGCGCAGATATTCGATCTCGGCGCGCACGCGCGGCTCGAGCTTGCTCAGATCGCGGCCGGTCGGCGTCGGCGCCACACCCGGCGGCTCGGGCCGCGACATCACGATGTAGCGCAGGGCCTTCGCGGCGTGCACGGAGCCGCTGTCGTCGACGTCTTCGGGATCGGTTCCGTCCTGCAGGAGCTGCGGCAGCGTGTGGATCAGCACGCCGCACTCGGGACTGACGATCAGCGCCGGCCGCTCGCCGTCGCGCCTCACGATCGGTTCGAACCAGTGCTGCAGGCGCTGCCAGCCGTTGATCGGATCGTGCGCCGAGCGGATCACCGGCAGGCCGTGCAGATAGAGCGTTTCGAACGTGTGCTCGCCTTCGTCGTCGCTCGGTAGATCGCTCGGCGGGTTGCCCCACACCTGGCTCATGGTGATGCGGTGCCGCGTGTTGAGCGCGACGATGGCCTTCGCCACATCGCTCGCGACCATCTCGGAGAATTCGAATTCGCGTTCGATGTAGAGCCGCCCGTCGGGCAGGACCGCCGCCCACAGAAACATCCCTTGCTTGAAAAACGCCCAATGCAGGCCGCAGAGGCGCGGCACGTCGCGCGGCACGTCCAGATGTTGCACGCGATCGTGCCGCAAAAAGGTCTTGAAGTATTGCCGCGGGAAGACGTCACGCCGGCCGAACCGGAACATCGCGCGGCGCTCGGGCGAGAGGCCGGCGAGATTGTTCACATAGCGCGGATCCGCATAGGGATTGTCCTCGAGCTGCGCGCTGATGAAGTGGAACTGCGTCGGGTCGTAGTCGGGAAACTTGACCGGGTCGAGCGTCTTGTCGATGAACATTTCTTCGACGAACGCCGACAGCGGGCCGCCGGGGTTTTCGCCGGCGAGCGCCAGGCCGCGCCAGTCGGGCCGTTTGCGCGTGCGGCCCGTCGACGGCAGAATCTCGGTGAACTGAATCGCCTCGAATTCCTCGAGCTGATCGAACACGATCAGGTCGACGTCGCCGCCGATGTAGTTTTTGTAATCGTCGGTATCGAACACCGAGCCCCAAATCAGCTCGCTGTCGTTGTCCCACTGCACCGAGTTGGTCATGTATTTCGCGCCGATGCGTTTGGTTTCGCGGATCGCGAAGCGCATGTGATTCAAGCGCAATTCGGGCATCGAGCGCCGCAGGAACAGGACGGAGAATTCGGCGAACCGTCGACAGAGTTTGTAGACGATCATCCGCAGCATGTGCGACTTCGCACTGTTGCGGTGCCCGCCGATGCAGATCGCGCCGTAATTTTGTGACTCGATCGCGTCTTCCAGCTCGACGCCTTTCGGCAGCGGCAAGTAGAACAGCTTGTTGGTCGTGTCGAGCATGCGCTTGGCGATCTGGCGCTCGGCGCATTCCTCGGTCGGGCAGATCCAGGCAACGACGCGGTCGATCTCGCGCGTGATGAATTCGGCGCCGCACCAGCAGCACCGGAACGTCGGCACCCATCCGTCGGTGCTCATGATCGAGGCTCCGAGAGCGCAGCCCGCCATGCCGCGAATGCGCCGTCCGGATCTCCAGGCGTCATTGCCGAGTCGAAGATGTAGCGCTTCTCGGCGCGAATCCACTGGCAGTGGTAACCGGCCTTGAACGCTTCCTTGACGGTTGGAGCTTGCGATTGCTTGACCGCTGCGTCCAACTCGCGCGGACTGAACATCTTCCGCTCGCTGAATATCGGCGACGTAGCCAGCGGTCCCTCGCTATTCAGCCAACCGACCGAGTCTGTAGCGTTGCGAAGTTTCAGGTCGTCGCTCATGTGTCCTTCCTGTTCGGCCAGCGCCCCTACTTCTGAGGCTCCTCTTGTGATGGCCATGTCGTATTGCCGTTCCGATGCGGAGCATCATGACCAGCCACCATCAGGCACCGATAACGCCCGCCGCCAGTTCTGTCTTCACACTGTTTCGGCCCAAGCGAGTCGACGTAATCAGACCATTGCTCCCATATTGCGCGCGCTTCTGGATAATTTGCATCCTTCATAACCTTAGCCAACAACCAGCCTAGATGCGTCCTCAGCGGCTCTCGTGGAGGCTCAGGGGCTCGCTCCGAGAGCGCAGCCCGCAAGCGCTCGTCAAGTCCGTCCGGTAGCAGTTCTTGGACGCCGCGTTGCCACTCGTATACCTCTCGCAGCAACGCGCGCAGTGATTCGATGTCCGGTCGCTCCGCGTGCGCCGCAGGCGAGGAGGCAATTTCAAGAGAATGCCGAATGCGCATCAATTCAGGAGCGCTCAACGCGAACCGATTGACACCACTTGCGGCCCGAAACCACCGCTCCGCGCGTTTCTGCTCAAGATTCAGCCATGCCAGAATCTCGCTCGGTTCATTTTCTGATGCTGGCTTGTGATTGCCCGTGTGGTCTTTCGGCAGCACACAGCATCGCTTGTCGGTGAAGACGTGCCGACACTGCCATTCTTCAGCTAAGGGCGGTGCCTCTCGGTGCTCCGGTGGGGGCACGGCCTTCATGGTTTAACTCCTGCGATGACACGATGCACGGCTTCAATCAGTCTGTCTTCGATTTGCTTGTAGCGCAGCGTCGAGAACTCGCTGAGCGCTGAGCGCTTCTCGTCCGTGGTGAACATCCCGAACGCGCGAAGGGCCATCTCAAACATCTCAATCTCGTGCTGCGGGGGCACGGGGGGCGATCCTCTGGGGGGCTCGAGGGATCAGTCATGATTTGTTGCGCAGATACTGCTCGATCTGCGTGAGATGGTGATCGTAGTGCTCGCCGATCGGACCAAGCGCGTTGCGGAATTCCTGATCGCCGAGCATCAGAAGGAAGTTGCTGATCGCGACGCGTAACGTCATCGACTCCGCGAACGTCAACGTCCGACCGTTGATGACGATGGTCGCTTCCAGCATGCCGGTCGCCGCGTCGCGCACGCTCATGATCGATCGCAGGGCCGCGAGCCAGCCTTGATGATGTGACAGATCACGCGACGGTCGCAGGCGGCGCATTGCCGGCCGTGCCGCAACCGCGACGTCACGCGATACCACCACCAGCGGATCGTCATGGCTTTTTCGTGAAGGCCTCGATCGCCTCATCGAGACTGCGCTCGCCCGCCGTCGCCGGCACATGGCTGACGAAGTCAGGCGTTGTCGTGCGCGCGAGTCGCTGCCGCTCGTCGAGCATCGCGTCGGCGATGCGGTAGGCATCGCGCGCGAGATCGGCCGGATCCGCCACGTCGCCAGGAATCACCGCGAGCGCCTGCGCGGCGAAGTAGTCGCGCAGCGTCATGCCAAGATTGCGAACGGCGACTTTCTCGGCCAAGAGCGGGAACGCGTAACCGCCGTCGTCCTGAGTCATGGGTGTTCGACGCCGACGCCGAGCCGGCGAATTTGATCTTTCATCGTGGCGAACCAGAAATACATCACCTCGTAGGCGGCCTGCTCGTCGGGTGCGTGCTTCGCGATGAGCGCGCCGAGTTCGTAGACCAGGGCGCTCGCCTGCTGCTCGGGCGTTTCGGCACGCGCGCGTAACCAGACGCGCAGATCGTCACTGAGCGCTGCCGCCGAGAGGATGAAGGGATCGACGGTCATACGCGTTCGAACACCGCGATGATCGTTTCGACGAACACCAACGGGGACGTCAGCACCTGATTGAGCTTGAAGGTCTGCAACCGATAGCCGCGCGCGGCGTTGATCCGGATCACGCGTTCGAACTGTTGGCAGAGTAGCGGATCGTCGGGACAGATCGACCGGCCTTCCACCCACGTCTTCGACACTTCCGCGACGATGATCCGGTCACTGTCGACGAGGCTGCCGTCGAGCACCGCGGCCCAGTCGAGCAGCAACTGCGGATCGGCGATCGGCGGCGCCTCGCGGCCTTCCGCCTCGAGCTGCGCGCGCACCGAGGCATGCAGCGCGACGGCGGCGCGCATCTCCGTGGCGACTTCACAGGCCGGCGTCATCGGGGATCTCCACTCGCGAGCTGATCGCGCAACCGCAGAATCGCGTGACTCGCGATGCCGCAGACGTAGGCCCATTCATGCGGCGTCCATTCGCGCGGCACGTCGTGATGCTCGCCGGTCACGGAGGCGGGCTGCGGCGCGAGCCGCTGCACCACCAGATCGAGGCCGTCGAGAATCTGCTGCCGCGTCATCATCGGCGCCCCTCGCGCTCGAGGCGCTGCTGCTCGCGATCGAGCGCGGCCGTCGCTTCGTCGATGCTGATGTCGCCGAGCGCGTCGCAGACCGCCGCGACGACGTCTGGCGCGACATCGCGCGCGTAGACCGCCGCGTGCCGCTCGACGAACCGGACGGCGGTCGCGCGCATGTCGGCCACGGTCGCCGCGAGTTCGGCGTGCGTCATGGCGTGACGTCCGCGTCGCGCGTCGCACGCTCGCCGTCGCCGGCGGCCGGCGGCTCATCGAAGACGATGCGCAGGATCTGATACTCGCGCTCGACGCCGTCGGTGCCGACCACGCGGCCCGCTTCCCTGATCTCGGCGCCCTGCACGTGGCAGCCGCCTTTCACGTGGCGCACGATCGGCAGGTAACTGCCGTGCACGGGGAGCGCCCCGCGCTTGTATTTCACGGCGAGCGTCACAACCTCGCGCGGTGTCGCCATGATCACGTCTCCAGAATCGGCAAGCCGTATTGCGCCTGAAAATGTTTTTTCGATCGCAGGTAGAGCGGGGTTTTGCAGCCCTTGGTGTCTTCGGTGACGAGCGCGCCGTCGCGGCGATAGACGAAGTCCGCGATCCACTTCCCGATCGCGCGCGCCTGGCCATCGGTCGTCGAGACGACCGTCAAATCGAACGGCGCTTGCAGGCGCAGCTCGGTGATCGTGCCGCTGCGCTCGAGCGCGCGCAATTCGAGGAAGCGTTTGCCTTCCTTCGTCGACGCGAACCACTGGCCGACGATGCCGCAGCGCACGGCGCGCTCGGCGAGCGTGCCCGTGCCGACGAGCGGATTCTTCGTCGCCGCCTCCGCGGTGTGAATCTCGGTTGTCGTGAACAGCGTGCCGTCGGCGGTGACGATACACGGCTCGGCGCGGTATTTCTGCGCGCGGGCCGGCGCCGGGCGTGACGGGACCGTGCGCGCGCGCTGCATCTGCGCGATCTCGGTCAACGTCACGCCCTGCCAACCGGGGGTCGCCATCGTCAGACCGTGGCGGCCTCGGCGACCGGCTCGGCGGCGGGGGACCGCCGGGCGGGGCGGCTCAGGCGTAACTCACGTTCGACGGCGCGCATGACAATCCACCGAATCATGCCCGACCGGGTGCGGGCCTGCTGATTGGCGAGGATGTCGAGCCGGCGCAAGACGTCGGGATCGCACTGGAACTGCACGGGGATCAGACTGGGATCTCGCATGGCGCGAAGCATACCACACGACACATACGTGAGAGTTCATGTATTTATGTTATTGTGGCCGCCGACGCGTTCACCACCATAACTAGTGGTCACACCTACCTCTACGAAAACACGTTATTGCGCGTATGCTTCCCCTGCGGGTATCGTCCGTCACACGTCGGGTCGATCCCGACTGCGCACCACACGCCGCGCCGGCCCGGTTGCCTCCATCCCAGGCAGCCCCGGCGCGGCGCCGCGCACGACTCCCCCACGGTTGCCTGACCGCACGGAGCGTGTCTGCCTATGACGAAACGTCGTGCCCCGCGCACTCCGCGTGCGCGGTCGTCTCGATCGACCACGCCCGCGACACCCGCGTCACGCGCACCCGCGCGGGTCGCGCCCGCATCCTCGCCGCCCTCGACCCTTCCTGAGACAACCGGCCGCTACGCGCGCGTGCCGCTCTGGCTCATGCAGCGCGTGCTCAACGAGCCCGCCGCGATTCTGCTCTACGCCTGGCTCGACGCGCGCTATGCGAATCGCGCCGGCGTCGCCTGGCCGAAACGCGATCGCCTCGCCGCGGATCTGCACTGCTCGGTCAAAACCATCGAACGCGCGATCGACACGTTACGCCGCGCCGGCGCGCTGACCAGCACGCAGCGGCGGCAACCCGGGACGGGCTTCGTCGTCGGGAACGATTACGAATTGATTCGCGTCGAGCCGTCGCGCGCCGCGAGCGCGGCTGCGCGCCGACCCCGCAAAGGGCGGCCGGTCCGCACGCGCCCGCTCACCGCCGCGACGACCCTGCACGTCCCGGGGGACGCTCAGGCTCCTGCCCCCGCAGCGAGCCTGAGCGTCCCCGGAGTCGTGCAGGGCCTGAGCGACTCCGGGGACGTTCAGGGTCAAAGCCTGAGCGACCCCGGGGACGCTGCATTCCTTATACGGAACCAGATCCATGTAGATCTTGTTGCTGTTGTGGCATCAGGGTCATCCGATCGCGCGCGCATACACGCGCGCGAAGCCTTGCCTACGTCCTCAGCAGAGCGACAGCAACAGCAGGACGAGGGGAAGGGGATCGTCCACGACGACGACCAAGGGATCGCTGAGGGGGACGGCCCGACGACGGCCGACTGTCTGCGCGCCTTCTACGCCGGATGGGCGCAGCAGCACGACGGCCTGCCCTACGACGAGCGGCCGAGCGACGTCGCGAAGATGGACAACATCCGGTGGAAGCTCGCAGACTTCAAAGTCGACTTCGACGTGCTCGACGTCATCGAGGCCTATCTCGCCTGGCCGGATCCGTTCTGCCGCTCGCGCGGCTGGCCGATCGGGTTGCTCGAGAAAAATCTCGCGAAGGTGATCACGTGGCGCGACGAGCGCACCCGCGCCGGTCCGAATGGACGGCGGCGCACGTCGGCGAGCGGCCTGCAGCTCGAGTGTCCCCACACGCCGCGCTGTGCGTCGACGTGGGCGTGCGGGCAGTTGCAATTGATGCAACGCGCGGCAGGCGGCGATCGCCGTCGCTGGCAGGAGCACTAGCATGCGCACCTGGGAACGCGCGACACGCGACGTCACATGCGGCTATTGTCGGAAACCGATCGGCCGCGGCGAGCCCGTGCTCGTCCGACGGATCGCGAGCGTGCACCGGGCGTTTCTGCGCTGTCCGACGTGCGCCGGCGAACCGGTGCCGACGACCCTCGCGCCGCTCATCGTGCCCGCGCAGACGAGCGGCGACTTCTCCCGCGTCACGCCGGCGAGCGCGACGCCGGCGCGCGAATGGACGCCCTATCGCGATGACGAATAGTCCGAAACCGTAACATCTGGAGGCGACGATGAGTGACCGGAAGGATTACACCGACAAGCTGCACGCGATGCAGAGCGGCGTGGCGATGGAAATGAATCACACCGACCAGCCGACGAGCGCGAAGCATCTGCGCGTCGGCGTCAATGCGGCGATGAGCGATCAGGCCGGCCTGGTGAAGCTGCTGATCGCGAAAGGGATCATCACCGAGGCCGAGTATCTCGACGCGATCACCGAGGCGATGAGCGACGAAGTCAAGCGCTACGAGGACAAACTCAACGCCCGCTACGGCGGCGGCTCAACGATCACGCTCGCGTGAGCGTCAGTCGTCGAGCCGGCGGTTGCGGATGCGATCGGTGAACCACTGTTCAGAGACGTCCGAGACGGAGATCGGCAGGCGGCGCCGGCGCCACACGATCGCGACCGCGACGAGCGCGGCGAGGCCGACGAGACTCGCAAGCAGCATGCGGATCCCTCCAGCTTCGGATGATACAACCGGGCCGAGTTGACAGCCGGGCGTAGCATGGGCGAGGCCGGATCGGTCCCGTCCACACGGAGCAGGCACCTATGAGCACGACGTTTCCGATCGATGTCACCGTCGATCGCCTGATCGAATTCACCGGCTTCGCCGGCACGATCCGGCAAATCGGGCTCGCCGAGATCGGCCGCGATGTCTTCGCGCCGCCCTCCCCGACGCCCGACGATGCGGTCGGCGCGATCATGCTGCAGATGGCGCTCGAGGGGCAGACGGGCGCCGAGATTCAGGCCTGGCTGCACGACACCGCCGAGGCCGAAGCCTGGCGCGCGCGCCCGCCCGATCCGGAGCCGGTCCCCGAGCCGCCGGTGCCGCTGCCCGGCGACGAGATCGGCGAGATCGTGATCGATCGCCCGGCCATGCGCGACGATGTCGGCGACTGCTGGCAGTGGCGCGGGTTCACCGACTTTTTGCTGTTCCTGCGCTGGCTGCAGGAAGGCCCGAGCGCGGCGCTCGAGGCGCTCGTCAGCGAACGGCTCGAGCTGGGCGTGAATGTCGTGCGCGTGCTCGGCATGGTCGACAGCTTCGCGCATCTGTGGCCGCAGGAGCAGCCGACCTACTACGGCGAGCTGCGGCCGTTTGTGCAGTGGCTCGCCGGGCACGGCCTGCGCGTCGAATTCGTCGTCTTCGCCGACGCGCAGATCATCATGCCGCACGCCGACGATCGGCAGCGGCATCTGACGCGCGTGCTCGACGCGCTCGATCCGGCGGCCGGCGGCGGCGGCTTCGAACCGGTGTGGAACGTGTTCATCGAGATCGCCAATGAACCGTTCAAGAATCTGCCGGGCGGCGATCCCGAGGCGACCGATCTCGCGCTCAGCGTGAAGGGCACGACCGAGCTGTTGATCGCGAGCGGCGCCTACACCGCGTGGCCGCCGGCGGCGACGGCCGACTACGGCACGACGCACTGTGAGCGCAGCGACGACTGGCCGCGCAAGTGCAAAGACCAGAAAGATCTCTGCGACAACAGCGACCAGACGCCTTGGATCGGCGACGAGCCGATGGGCGCCTCGGAAACGCTGCAGCCGGGCAAGCGCGATACGAACCCGGATCATTTCGCGTGGTATGCGAGCGGCTCACAGATGTTTTCGCCGGGCGCGACCTTCCACTGCGACGACGGGATCAACTCGATCTCGCCGATCGGGCCGACGCAGCGCGCCTGTGCGCTCGCGTTTTTTTGGGCGCTCGGCTGGACGCCGAAAGAGGCGCTGCTGTGGCCGTATCAGCGCGGCGACATGGGCAGCGAGGCCGGCATCGGCAACATGCCGATCCTGCACGACGACGCGCTCGAGACGCGCAGCTATGCGAAGTCGAACGGCGGTCAGTCCTGGGCAATCCAGATCCAAACCAAACGCGTTGATGCGAACGGCAACTACACGCCGACGCCGCGCGACGGCTGGCGTGTCGTCAGCACGCCGCGGCTCGGTTTCTGCTATCTCGAAAAGCCGTGAGGATCACGAGGCCTGAAAATTTCTGGCGTCGCGTGCAGGGCGGTGACGGATGCTGGCTCTGGACGGGAAGCACTGGACGCGGCGGTTATGGACAACTGAGTTACGCCGGGAAATATCAGCGCGCGCATCGCGTGGCGTGGATCCTGACGTTCGGCGAGATTCCGCCTGGCATGTTCGTCCTGCATCGGTGCGACGTGCCGCCGTGTTGTCGTCCTGATCACTTATTCCTCGGCACGCAGCGCGACAACATTCACGACATGCTGCAGAAGGGGCACCACATCACGCCGGCGCGGACGTGGCGCGGACCGACACATCCGCGATGGCTCGGCGGGTATCGCGCCTGGGTGCGCCGTCACAATCGACGACGACGCGAGGCGACCCAACAGCGGGCATTGCGTCTGATGGACTTCTGGCAGTGGATGGACGCGAGGCCGTGACGCGCGCGCAGTGGACGGCGGTCGCGACGGTGTGCGAGGCCTTGCTCGATCTCGACGTCGCGCGCACGTGCGGGCAGGTCCGCGGCGGGCCACGCGTCAACGTCGACCATTGCCGCTGGATTCTGCGCCGGGCGCGCGCGCAGGCCATCGTGACGCGCGCGGCCGTCGTCAACGTCGTCACCAAGGAACTCATCGTCGCGTGCGGCGGCTCGCAATGAGCTAGGCCGCGTCGGCGACCGCCGGCCGCGGGCCGCGACGACAGACGCGACACCGCCAGATGACCGCCCGGGGATCGGTGTAGTCGTCGATATGCTCCGCGGTGACGTCGGTCGCGCCGCAGTCACACGCCGTTTTCACCAGGGCGCCGCGCGCGACGAGCATATTGGTCGCGCGCCGGCAATTCGCGCGGGCGCGCGCCGCCGGCGACAGCTCGGAGTGCTTCGGCCGCTTCGCCCGCATGTGTTCGGCGTGACAGCGGCGGCAATAGCGCTGCTGCGGTCCGCGGTCGCGCGGGCGGCCACACCCGGAACATCGTGTCGACGTGCGCCGGTGCCGCTGATGTTTCACGTGCCGCGTTCCACGTGGGATTAACCCGACGTGCGCGAGCACCGCGGCCACATACGCCGCCCGATCCTGCGTCTCTGTCTCGGTCATCTGTCCCTCCGACGCGCAGTGTAGGGCAGAAACCAGCACAATGCTGCAATTCGTAAACCGTGGCTCAGCACTTGTCTACAAGTGCTGCACAGCACTTGTCTACAACTGTCGTCTTCTGTAGACTAGGCGGTTGATGCCCAAACGTCCCACCGGAAAAGCCGACGATCAGCTTGTGATCATCAGTTGCCGGGCGCCGCGCCGCGTCCGGAAGCGGCTCGAGGCACTCGCGCGTGCTGCGCGTCGCAGTCAGTCGTCGTATTTGCGCTTGATCATCGAAGACGCGGTGCGCGAACCTGGCCGCGCCGTCACCGGACCGCCGGAATGACGCATCACTGCTCGGGCGATCTCTGGAAGTGTCAGTGCGTGTGCGGACGGATCATCTACGTCTGCGGCCACTGCCTACAGGCCGGACACGTCACGTCGTGCGGACAGTGCGACACACCGAAACCCCGTCGCCGACGGCGTCGCACGACGCGTCGCCGTCTCACAGGAAGGACACACTGAATGACTGCCTTGGCGAACCCATCCATCGCCGCGCTGAGTGAAGAAATTGATCGCCGTCAGCAGGAACTCGATGCCCTACGGCACGCGCTGACCGTGCTGCAGTCGGACCAGGCGCCGAAGATTCAAGTCGTGATGAGCAACGGCGAGGCGGTCGCTATCACGCATATGTTCGACGCGCGGCCGACCGTGAACGGCGTGCCGATCGGCGAGCCGCCGGCGATTCCGACGAACGGCAACGGGCACGGTCCCGTGCTGAAGACGGGCCGCGTGTTTACAAAGCATGTGCTCGAGCACTTCGATCGCCACACGCCGTATTCCCTCGAGGACATCGCGCGCCGAATCGGCATTCAGCGGATCCGCGTCGGCATCGGCGCGCTGACGCGCTACGGCTATGTGAAAAAGAGCGGCGACGGCTATCTGCGCACAGCGAAACGGTTCACGCTCTGAAGATCCGCAGCGCGGTCTTCGGTCCCTGGCGGCACTGCGGCGGGTGCGGCCGACCGAAACCGAAAATCATCAGGGAAACGTGGGACGCCTATGATGAGGTCGTCGTCGGCATGCAACGGTGTCGCTGGTGCCGCGATGAACATCTGTTCTCGCGGCGCCTGACGGTCGCCGAGTCGAAGGTTGTGCAGCATCACCTGAAACCGATCCGACGGAGCAGTCGATGAGCGCGTGGTTTGAGTCACAACGGATCGCCTTCATCGCCGAAATGCTGCACATCTATGGCTTCATCAACCGCGAGCACCTGATGAAGAAATTCGGCATCTCCATGCCGCAGGCGTCGAAGGATCTGCAGCGGTATCAGCGGCATTCGTCCGGCAGCATGCGCTACAACCCCTCGGCGAAACGCTACGAGGCCACATGATTACGGAAAAAAAGGAATCGCATCCGCTCGCCTGGCCGGGCGACTGGCCGCGCACCCGACCGCAGGATCAGCGGGCGATGAACGCCTGGAAACGCACGGCGACGCAGTATCGCGACCAGCTCGCCGACGAACTCGGGCGCATGAAGGCGCGATCGTTCGTCATCTCGAGCAATGTGCCGCTCAACGCGCGCGGCGCGATGACGGTCGGCCTCGAGCCGCGCGACGTCGGCGTCGCCGTCTACTTCTCGCGCCCGCGCGATGACGACTTCACCTGGCAGGACGCGCTCGGGATCAAGGATCCGTATCCGACCGAGGATCAGATCACCGACGCATTCAAGCGGCTCGCGCAAGTGCATCATCCGGATCGCGGCGGCGACATCGAATTGTTCCGCGCCGCGACGCGGCATCGCGACAACGCGCTGCGCTGGCTGCGGCAGACGTCGGGCCAGCAGTTCGATTACGTGATCGCCTGCGATCAGTTCAGCCAGGTGCGCTGGAACATGGCGGCGATCGGCCTGACCATCAAAGCGATCCGGCAGATCGAGCGCTGCGGCACGACGAGCCTGCTCGAGCGCGCGTTCAAAGGCTTCGCGGCCCTGCCCGAGCACGTCGCCGCGGTTGGTGCACAATGACCCGCTACCTAGAGGGTCGGATCGAGCCGGAAAGTGACGAGCCGGACGTCATCACGTCGCTGCAGCGGGAGAATCGCGAGCTGCGGCAGCAACTGGCCATCGCCAACCAGGAAGTCAAACGCGCGCGAGCGGAGGCCGACGAGGCGGTGTCAGCCCTTCGTCCCCTGCAGCGGCAACTAACGCCGCTCTACAAGGCGCTGCAGGGCATCTTCGGCGAGATCGAGCGCGTGGCGGGCTCGGACAGCGACGAGAGTGCCGGCGGCAGCGGCAGGAGCATCGATCCGCGCGTGCTGGCGGTCTGGCAAGTCTGGAAGGATCGGCTCGGCGGCACGGTCGCGAAGGGCATCGACGCGTTGCTCACGCATCGCGAGCTGGACACGACGCAACTCGCGATTGCCGCCGGCGTCGATCGCAGCACGGTGACGCGGACGATCATCTACCGACTGAATCAGGCGAAGCTGATCAACAAAAGCGGCGGGCGCTACTCGCTGAAGCAACTCTGATGGCACGCGTGCGCGGCCGATTCGACATCGTCGTGCCATTCGATGACGGCGCGTATGTCCGCTTCACGTCGCACAAAGAGCGGTCGCTGTCAGTCGAGGAAATTCTCGCGCGGTTGCGCGAATATGCGACCTACATCGAGAACGGGCTGCAGGCGGAAAAGAAAGCGCTGGAGAACAAGCCGTGAGAGGCGATCCGCCGACACATTGCCCGTTCTGCGGCGCCGTGATCGACGTGGTCCGTCACATCATGAGTAATATGTTTGAGATCTTCTGCGCGGCCTGCGAGCGATCGGCCGTGATTCTGATCGACGACCACGAAAGGATACGAACGCCATGACGACACATCCTGGCCGCGCGCATATTGAAGCGCTGCGCGCACTGCCGGCGCCGCAACAGCGCTCGGCGCTCGAGCATCTCGTCGATCTGGTGCCGTTCGACGTGCTGTGGCACGCCGTGCTGAACTACGCGAAGGCAAATCCGGCCGTCGTTCAGGTGCTGGCGCAGCAGAGCGCCGAGGCCGTGCTGACGATCATCGTCCGCGCGATCGGGAAGACGCAGAATCCGGTGTGCACCTACATCGACACGCATCCGGACGCGCAGCAGGCGATCACGCAGCAGCTCTTTGAGATCATTCAGACGCTGATCATGACGGCGATCGACGATGCGCTCGTCTGACCATGCCGCCCGTGTTTCCGTGGTATCGGGTTCGGTTCGGCACGATCCGATTCATCTGTAAGGCCCGACGCATTGGCACCGATGAAGTGATCGGGTTCGGATTCTTCCTCATCTGCAAGTGGTATGTGATTCGGTTCTACCTGCTGCCACTTCGCGAGCGTGCGGTCACGTGTTGGCCACGTGAGCGGTGGTATGGAACGCTTTGAAATGCCTGCGACAGACCTAGACACGATGCGCGCGGAACTTCGCCGCTTATGTCTGGCCGTCCATATGGGCGAGGCCACGCTCGCGGAACTCGGCGGCTATGTGGGGATCCACATCGATGCGATTTGTAATGCTTTAGTGCAAGCGAAGGTCGCCGCGACCAGGCACGCCGCCGAAACAGTAGCTGATGACGATGAGCACCATCAGCAGCACGATCAGCGCGTAGATCACGCCGGCATACGGCGCAAATCCCGCCCACGCAGGTAGCGCGAGCAGCGCGCGCACAACTCCCATCACAGCCGCCGCGATGATGAGCGCGATGATGAGGCAGATCAGCAGTCCAATCATTTCGTTCCTCCCCTAAATCGAGCGTTCGCTGCCGTTCGCCGACGATCTGCAAGACGGACGCGGCGACCTTTGCACGCTTCCCATCGACGGTCGTGTGCATTGGCGCGGCGATCCGCAGGACCGACGCGGCGCTCGACACCATCCCAGGCCGGCGGCGCGGGATCCGACGATGCAGCACCGACGACAAAGCCTTCAAGCGACGTTGACCTGAACGGTTTGCCCGCACTCATCTGGAGATACTCCGAAAACGTGCTAGTCTGAAAATGTGATAGTCCGAAAAGGAATTATCCGAAAGTAATGAAGTGCGAAAATGGCAAGTCAGAAAATCGGAAGGTTCAGATATGCAGAGCGCAACCACAAACGAAGAGAAACTGTCAAGCGGAAAAACGAACAGGCCGACCGGGCGGCGAACGGGCCGGCTGAAACGGTCGAGAGCCGGGGACCGCGAGAGCCAGGTTGACGAGAACCGCGACACCATGATATTTACAGGCT